AATGAAACTCAATCATATAACATTTATGGCAATAATATTAATGCTACTTAATATGATTAACAATACTATCTAGATTTGATTATCTTTATAGTAACTAAACAGAAAGCTAGCGCTGTAAAGACTAGCAATTAAATTAAGACTAACCAGAAGTTAGTCACAGACTGGTTAGTCATTTATTAACTAAACAAACTGTGCAAAATTATGTTATTCTAATTTAGTTAAATTAGGGCTCTTCTAATTAGCCTATGCGTGGTAATAGAAAATATGAAATCTGAGAATCGCAAACTCGCTCAGAAAGTAAGAAGCATAAATATATACATACTGATCAAGTATATATGGATTAAAAGATCAAAAACGAGCAATCAGCGTGAAAACAATAAAGTCTAGCTAGTAAGTAGGATTCTCATAAGGAATCATTTCTACTATGAATCTAGTCACTAAATAAACACAATTAGCTACTGTGTGTAATAGTGAGTGTTGATAACACAAAAGAATAGTATAGTTTTGGAAGATTATACTATTCTTTTAAACAATCTGCTATCTTATTCTAGGTATTAAAGATAGTAAACTCTAATATTAGGAGTATAAATTAATATTGGCAATCTGGAAAGACAGATATTTTTAAAAACTCATAACTTTAAAGCATTAAACACCTGTTTTTTATCTAAGCCTTATTGGAGGTGTAAATGATAGAGGAGTAATAGCCTACTGGATAAGATTCAGGTGTAAAATGCAAAATTTATAAACTATTAAATTATGAAAAAAGACGACGACGATTTATTTGAAAGAATAATTGCATTTGTAGGAGTTGCAATTATTTATATTCTTATAGCATTATTTGCTGTAGGTTATATCTTCTACATTATTAATGGCAATTAAACTATAAGTTATTAAGGTGAGAATCCTTGACAAACATGTGGGGCTTATGTCTAGTCTGAAATGTATATTGATTTATACAGCTCACTCGAACTAGCATTAGTGCAGACTTTAAAACCATGTATGATGCAAACTATATTGTACTACGTTAGTAACTCTTCGCTATTTTTAATTGCATCATTTATAGGGATTAGCGTATCCTAGTCCTCAGATGTTAGTTACATTTGCCATTCTCTTTATTAAAATTTGGTTTATAGAAGGTTGTTGCTTGTGAAAGTAGCAATCTTCATCTTTATTAGAATTTACTAACCATTAAAACATAATCAATATGAAAAAGAAATTTATTAGAAAGTATTCACATCTTGCTATTTGTACAAATCAAAACTTAGTATTCCTTATTAAAAAGTAATTATGAAGAACATTGTAGATTATACAGAAAAAGATTTAAAGCGTATTAAACAAAACATGAGACATCATATTATGACAAATATGTCATATAAGTTGTTACACGTTTTAATTCATTTTAATTGTTTAAGTGAATTTGTTTCCGAAGTAATACATTATAATATGAGTTTTCGTAATTATAATTACAAAGGTCGTAACTTAAATTCAAGAAGTAATAATGCAATGTTTTATATAACAGCAGCTTTTTGTTGGGGCGATTCGCTAAAAAGTAGACGTTATTGGGAAAGAATTTATAGTAAAATAGCAGAATACGAATTTGATGAAATGGTAATTTATGAAAAAGAAATTAAAACTAATGAGGTATAGAAACTTTACTTATTTTAGATTAACTGGTCTAAAAAGTAATTTGTCTTCTTTACTTATTAATCTTGAATCTGATTATAAATGTATAACAGATGAAGAGAAAGAACAATTGTTAGAACTAAGAGATAAATTTAATGAATTACTTTCTACATGGAAGAATTCTAGTAATCAACTATTAAATCAAATCAAAGAATGAAAAGTTTAATCAATTTTTTAGCTGGATTTATAGTAGCTCTTGCTATAGTAACACTATGGTTAAAAGCTAATATTGATGCAGTTTTAGATGAAAGTTTAGCATTCGAGCTAAAGCATGGTAGTTTATATGATTATTACAAATGGTGGTATGCTGTTATAATCACGTTATGCATATTCTGCGTAATTAGATTTATATACGAACTAGGAGCTTCTACTAATCATAATTTAGAAAACAAAAATAATGATAAGTATGAAGACAGATTCAAACCCTGATGTTTGTGACATATTATTAGATAAAATGTTACAATTTATAGACAATCATAAAACTATTATGATTAGTTTATATATATTAATATCACTATTAGTAATAATTTATAATATTATACCGCAATGAAAAAGTTTATATTATTAACCAATTCTGATCCAGAAATACCAGGTAATACAGTAGTAAATACAGAGATAATTTCATCTATTAGTGATGAAGAAGACTGTACTTGTATTTATGCTAATTTAGATGGAGAAGAAGCAGTTGTAGCAGAAGTTAAAGAAAGTACTGCTGAAATCTACTCAATGCTACAGTAAAATTAATAAAAACATTATCAAAAATGAAAGAAAAATTTAAATCTTTAAAATTATTTGCTATTTTAGCAATATTTATGTTAGTAACTATACTAACAAGCTGTGTGAAAAGACCACAAGCAATCAATGATGTCCATGATACGGATTCTATTGAACAAGAATACATTCCTTCTGTAAAGGAAGTATTACAAGAAAGAGAAGAAATGAGATTCTATCGTTATTGCGATAGTGTATACTTAGCTATGCCTACTCAAATAGTTACTCAAATACTTGTAACAAAAGGAACACAAATATCTATTCAAGATATTGTAGATACTTATATTACAAATAAAGAGTTCTATGATAAGATTATTAAACATGCTATGGATGTGCAAAAACAATATTTACCAGACAGTATGCCTAAACCAAGTATACCTGAACCGAAGAACGACTCTTTAAAATCTACATTTTAATTTATTTTAAAATTGCATTTGCTATATTACAGTTGAGAAACAGGAATATAGCTCCTTCAGAAGATGACAAGCATGTGGGGCGTAAGTAAATACTTTTATGCAAGAGAAGAAGAGTGGTGATTACTCTGATTAGTATTGATAATCACAAGTATTTATGATCGTGCGGGCGTTAAAATCATGTACACAGTAAGATTAGTTCGACAGCTTTTCTGCATGTGTTTAAATATGTGAGAGTCACAAATGTAAATAGTTCGCTCTATTAACAAAAGCTATCCTATTAGGGAACTGGTAAGTATATTGCAGTATACTGTATCATTTTGAAATCTTTTTCAATTAAATTGATTACAATCTCATAGCTGCAACTATGAGACGCCATCACCAATATTAATTTTTAAACTATTAATCTATATGTAAATGAGAAAGTGTTTAACAAAGTTCTTTATGAAACTAGCTAATATATGTAGCAAAAGAACAACTCTAGAAGAAATAGAGAAATTAAGAAGAATTGACTGTATTAAATATGGTCATATTTGGGGTACTAGAATCTCTCCATCAGAAAATGGGGAAGATAGAGTCTTCTGTATTCGTTGTGGTAAAATACACAATAGAGATAAATACGCTGATGTTAACAGTCGTAATACAAATAAAAAAAGTAAACTAACTGAAATTAAATAATATCAAAATTATGAAAGTAGTAGTAATATGCATACCTAATGAGGTAAGTGAATCAAGTATTAAAAATGCTATGATTAAATTTTCTGAACAAATTGGTTTTAATACTAAACCTGTATTATTGTCAGAAGAAGATACATCTCAGGAAAGATTACATACTGTAGATTCTGAATTTGTCAAACTTGTTAAACAGTTTGAAGCTAAATCTGGATATCATCCAAGTTCTAGCAAGTTTAAAGAGTATTTAAAAGCATCTATTATTAGTACTAATAACAAAGAAGCTTTGCGTATATTAATGACACCTAGTACATCTGATCTTAGTTATCTAACTAATATCAAAGCTAGTTATATACCAGAGTTAGCAGCTAAAATGTATTATATAATGGATATGTAATATGGGAAAGACTTATAAAGAATCTCACTTTCCAGGGTCAAAGCAATCTGAAAAAGCTTACGAGTATCAAGCTAAAAAGAAAATAAGGCATAAGAAATTAGAGCCTTATAAACGTGGAAGATAAAATCTCCATGCATGTAATAATAAAGTAATATTTATTATAACAACGAATATTATCATGCCAGATAATTTGTTTTAACTTAATTATTAAGTTATGGTGAAGTTAAGCCCAGAGAGTTATAAAGCCAAACCCCTAAAGGAATCTTAATAGATAGAGTACTACGGACTATACAACGGTCAACCTAGTAATAGGTCAGGAGAAGGAAAAGGGCTTCTGTTAAATAAGACGTACGAATAGACAGATAACTCTCTTAAATTTAAAATTCTATGTGGACACAAGAAGAATTAGAAACAAAAACAAAAGAAGAACTAATAGAAATTATATTAGAATCTCAAAAAGAAGCTGAAGATCTTATAGAAGCGATTGATGCACTTAATGGGATATACTATTAATATTCATTTCTTAAATAAATCAATTATTAACAATTAAAATTTCAAACAATTATGAAAAATGTAAATTTTACAAGCGCTATCTTAGGCGCAAACGTTTTGTGTGCTGAATTCGATGTTGAAGCTGCTATCACTGCTCAATCTGAAAAACAGAAAGTTGGTTCTAAAGAAGCAATTGAAGCTGCAAAGAATAATATTGCAGAACGTAAATTGAAAGAAGAAACTGAACGAATTGAACAGCGCTTACGTAACTCAGAAAGTAAAGAAGATGGTGCTTTGAAGGGTCTTCGTATGGCTCGTATAAAAGAAGCAGCTCAGAAAGTTTATCTGAAAGATGTAAGTGAAGCAAGAAAAGACCTCGAAGCTACAGGTAATTACGAAACCTATGACAGTGCTATATCAAAGGCTGAAGAAACCCGTGATAAAGCTATTGAAAAAGGAAAACGTGATATTTACGGTGATGACGCTTGGCGTTATTAATCGACAACCCAAAGAGAAGCTTTTATAGTAATCTTTGTACTAAAGCACGATAAGTCGTCTTTTGATGCAAAGTGTTGTACACAGCTGAATTAACAGCAAGCAATAGAGGCTTGACCCATTTGCTGGGTAAAAAAATGTGCCACTGATCATGAGCCTAAAGATCATTCTAAACTCAAGAGCTATAAGCCACGAGGGTATGAAGCTATTAGGTTACTGTTGCTCATACTATGAATAGTCTTATGACGATAAACAGTACACAAAATCAAATTGTATATGTATAGAGAGCTTTATGCCTATAGTTCAATCGAGTCCGTTCTACGTGAGCACTTGCTATACTATACATGCAATCAAAGCCTATTTAAAACTGTAGAGTAAGCGAGCCTAGAGCCTATAGTAAAATAATAATTAACACTATTGCTAGAATAGAGTAAATCCTGTGAAATATGCAGACTATCTACTTCTATATAGTAACAGTATATTTTAGATTGTTATTTTATTATACTTACCTACAGTTTATTATATTTAAGTATATAGTTATTGACTTAACTATATACTACTATATTGACTGTTAGGTCATTGGATGAATCGTTTGGACGAGGGTTTGTGAAAGTCGGACCCCTTAAGTAGAAATACTTATTGAATAATCGGATGAATTCAGGGAAAACTAAATAAAAAATGCTCAGAAATGACATTTTTTACATGTCAATCCTGAGCTAAGCTTAGAGTACACTCTAAGAAAGTGCAGAGACTACTGGAGGAATATAGTTTCCTTAATAACCAGCAAGAGCGTCCGACACCTTAAGCAATAATGCAAGGTGATGATATAGTCCCTTCTGAATAGAAATGTTCAGCAATATATTTACACATTAACCGCGTATCTGAATCAGACATAGTGTTTTTCATATAATTAATACATGTAGAAACAAATTGAATATTGCTAGGAATATATCCTTTAGAGCTATCAATTCTATCTATTGATGCTGTATAAATAGGATTATTATGATTCTTTTTATATGTTGGAATATTTAATTTTATTCCACTATATGGACAAATTCCATTCTGTTTATTCCATTGTTCTTGTAGATCAGAAAGAGTTAAAGTACATTCTTTATATCTTTTTCTACAATTACGTAAAAAATATGAAAATCTTTTTTCTGGATGTTTTATATAATATGTATTACTAAGATTTAACAAAAACTGTTTATTCTTTTCAGAATTTGAATGATCTTTCATTGCTTGTGTGCGATTCTTATTTAAGAATTTCATTGCACAAGAACGAGAACAAAAGCTATGTCTATTAAATTGTTGATTACGATTGTATTCAGATAATGGTTTTTCATAACTACATCCACAATAATCACAATTTAGTGTGATTAATTTTCTTCCTTCTTTATATTTCATGTAATTAAAATTTTATTATATAATATATAACGTGAAATGTGGATATAGTTACAAAAAATTGTAAATATTAAGACGACTCCCTCATGCTCCACACGCGCACTGTATACAGCGCTAGTTTCTGGCGGTATGTTCTAGCGAAAACAAAAAAACAGCGCACCAGGGGCATCATGGTTTTGACAGCGAGGATGAAAATGAATAGGTCAATAGACGTCAGAAATGACAAATCTTTTGTAACAGACTATACTCGTATTGCAGCGTAATACGATAAGTCAACGGCTAAGCTAATGTCGTAAAAAGCAGGTCACGGATGGTGCAATTGGTTAGACACAGAACGGATATGGGAAATGAGTGCAGGTTCGAATCCTGCTCCGTGAACTAAACTTTAATATTATGAATAGAGGAAGACATAGAAAGAAAACAGAATTTTATAGTATTCAGACTCTACCACCAGAAATAAAACAGAAAATACTTAAGAATCAAGCAAGACATGGAAATAAACCTGATTTACGAGTATTTGAAAAAAATCCTACAGCAGGATCATGGAGTGGTGGATTTTCTTGGGGTAGTACTGAAGAAGGATTTGAATATTGGGATAATATATTAGGTAAAATGAAATATCTAATGAAAAGTGTAAAGAAGCAAAAACAAGACTTTAAATAATTATAATATTATGGAAAAAAGTATTAGACAAGCTTGTAAAGATAGAATGCCAGAATCATGGCGTACTATTATGAAACGTAATAAATGCTATTGTAGCTTTACTAAACAGGTATATCAAAAATATATACCTAATAACTTAAAAGATAAATATCATTATAAGGAAGCTATCAATATGATAAATCGTTTGTACTCAACATATTCTATTCAAGCAATATGTGTATCACTTAGTTTAGAAGAAGGACTAAGTTTTTGGAGTAATATTCAAGAACAAGTATCAAACTATGAATATAACTATCAGTAATTAAATGGAAAAATTATTTGAAACTGTAACTTGGATTAAATTTAATAAGCCAGGTTTAAAAGATGAAGTCATTAAACTAGGAGAACAGTCTGAAGATATAGATGACTTTAGACAAAAGTTAATAACAAAATATGGTATTGATTTAACAATGGCATATCAAATTTCACAAAAGTTTTACAAATCAAAAAGTAAGTAACTATGGCATTAAAAGAAGGAGTATGGATGGCTCAGGGACCTAGCCAGAACATAATTATTAAAGCAGTAGGTGAGGCTCCATTTATCAAAATTTTAAAAGGTATTTCAATGAATGAATTCTTTAATACTGGAAGAGTAAAAGAATTAGGTGAAAACTCTATTGAAATACAGCATATTGTTCAAAATCCCGACCAATATACATTTGATAAATTAACTGTAACTAGTGCTGTTAATAGCTTATTGGGAATTGGTACTCGTACTTTTAAAAAGTGTGAAGTAGTAACAGATGAGGAAATCAAAGAACTCACAGAAAAATACAAAGCGTATATGGAAATGTATGGAACAGCAGAATGTGACAACAAATTCATTATTACAATTTGTAAAGAGTATAAGATTGATGTTGGACAAGCATCAAATATCTTAGAAAATAAAATTAAGAAATTTCTTAATTATATTTAGTAGTATGCTTATCGAAGTTTTAGATACTATTAACAAAAATCTACCTTATGAATATATGTTCAATTATAATCCTATATGTGAAAAACATCTTAGCGATAAGTATTATAACATAGAAGACGATGCACATATCTACCCTTTAGGTTTTACTATTAATAGAAACAAAGAAGTAGTAGAACTAGCTAGATATGCAAATAGAACTATATTCCAACCTATCGTAGATTGTCTAATAAATGATAAAGGATTTACTATTACAGAAAGTACATCTAGAATAAAACTTAGGATTGTAATAAATATGATAGATAAATTACAAATACCAGAAATTGCTAAAATATACTGGAGAAATCATATATTCCTTTTGTTTAAATTTAGATTTGCTGAATGTAGTAGATACTATATATCAACTTTACCATTTTAGACTTAAGGCTATAGTCGTTGGGTAGACTATAGCTCACTAATACTTATGCCTATGACACAAGAAGTAATTACTTTAGTAGAACAGGCTAAACAAGGTTCAGAAAGTGCCTTTACTAAGCTTTATAAATTATATAAACCAAATATTTGGTTTACTATTTATAATATAGTAAAAAATACAGATGTAGCTGACGATTTAGTATCTGTAGTATTTACTAAAGCTTATCAAAAATTAGATTCTTATGTACAACATATTTCATTTGAAATGTGGTTAAAGACTATTGCTGTTAACAGCTCAATAGATTATATAAGAAGAAATAAAAAAGAGCAATTAAATAACTATATGGACGATGAAGATAATACTATTCAATTAGAAAATATCGAAAAAAGTCCTGAAGAACAATTAGTTTTACAAGAAAAAGTAAAAATAGTTGAACAAGCAATTCTAACTCTTAGAAAGAAATATAGAGATTTAATAAATGCTCGAATAGAAGGCTTATCTTATAATGAGATATCTGAAAAATTTGCTTTACCAGAATCTAAAGTTAAATCAGATTTAAATAAAGCAAGACAACGATTAAAACAAAAAATAGCAAATATTTACTAATACCTAACAAATCATGTCAACGATAATTTATTTGTTGCTTGCAATCATCATCATTTTCATTATATCTAGAGTAATGAAAACTGAACAAAAAATTGATGCTTGTACAAGAATGCTAACTACATTAGCGTTAGGTTTGTTATTAGGTGCAGGATACTATTTTATCACTAATAGTGATAATAATAGTAAGCCTGAGAAAGCCGTAGTAGATAAAGCTACAGCTCCTAATCCCACATTATCTTATGTTTTATTTACTATTCCTAGTAACAATTACCAGGAAATAGAAAATAAGGCTATATACAAGGTAATGGGTAAGGAAATGGAGAGTGACACTGTAGTTAAATCAATAGGCACACCTAATAAAGTGTTAAACCTACCAGAGATTGTTAACGATAGTTGAAAATGCTTCTACTATCAAGTTTTTAAACCATTAAATTATTAATTTATTTTTAACTTAAAGGGCAGAAAGGACTGTCGTAAACATATCAAAATGTCAAAACGTAATAAAGGAAAAGAAAACAAATCTAATTTAGCAGCAAAGATTAAAGAAAATAAGGTTAATACTGTAAAAGTAGAAGAACCAGCAAAGGAAAAAGAAACTGAAAAGGTTGAAAAGAAAGAAGAAGTTCAACCAAGTAATAAACCCAAAGAACAGGAAAAGAAACCTATAGAAAAACCAAAAGAGGAAGTTAAAAATACTTCAAAAGAAGAAAAGAAAACAGAGAAGAAGCCAGAGGAAGCTAAGGCTAGTGTAAAACCAGAAAAAGAAGGAGATAAAAAAGAAGATAAAAAGCCTGAACCTGAGAAATCTCAGAAGAAAGAAGAAAAGAAAAAGGAAGAAAAAGTTGAAACTATTATTCCAGAAACTGTAGATATCAACAAGGAAAAGATTGAAAAACAACCATCTATTGATATTACACGTGGAGTAGCTATGATTGCAAACAAAGAACGTATTGATGAAAATCATCAAGTAGAATTGTTATCACTAATCCGTAAAACTTATATTGACACTGACGAAGACTTGCCTCGCGAACAAGTTGCCGCAATGAAGGAAGTATATAGTGGAGGATTATGTCAGTTGTGTTTGTTATATGCAATGCAACTAGAACAAGAAGGTAAGTCTATTCTTAAGGGTATTACTATAACTAAAGATGTATATCCACAGATTAAGAATCAATTCTTAAATATGTATGGAGTAGATGTCAAAGCCTTACCAACTAAAGATGGAAAACAATTGAATCTTGAGTTTGAAACAGTACCTGAAGATGTAAAAAAGGCTGCTAAAGCAGATGCTAAAGCAACCAAGTTTGAAATACCTGAAGCAGATCCTAAGCTAACCGAAGAGGAAAAGCTTAACGCTCTTAGAGGAATTCTAAGTCGTAGTAATATTGCAGAAGGTACTAAAATCAATGCTACGCAACGGATGGCTTTAAATGTTAAAGATGCTATTGAATGGGCAAATAAAGCATTTGAAGTTAAATCTGATAATCCTACCACTACTTTAGCTCTAATGTATAGTAAGTTTAATCAAACAAAAACACTTTGTTTGAAGGGTTTAATGAGTAAAGCATCTGGCGCTTTGATTGGAAATAACTCTCCATATATTGCACACAGTTTGTTGTATAAAGACTTTGAAGGTCTAGGATATAATGAACAACAGATTGCGGATTTTATTAAAGTAATGCTTGCTAACAGTGCTGAAGAATTTGCTACAGAAAAGACTGGAGCAGACGCTTCTGTTACAATCTTTAACGATATGCTAAGCAAATCGTCTACTGATGAAATAATCAAAAAGATTGCTAACAAAGAAGAAAATATTCCAGTAACTATTGAAGGAATGATTGAAGGTAAGTACAATAAAGACTTTGTAAATAAAATTAAGGGAGATAAGATTTTCTCTGTAATTAATAATATGTATAATCTAGGAGATTCTACTCAGCTAGTTCAAAAGAAACTTACTGAAATAGCTGGATTGTATAAAGATCCTGTAAAACGATTAGCAAATTACATTGACGAATCTGCTTACTCTAAAGCATAATCAAATATGAATAACCGTATTAATATGTTAATGATACTAGGTATCTTAACTTTCGGAAGCTTTGTTAGCTATGATGCACTTAAACAAACTGCACCAAAAGCAGAACTGGCTCCTGTCCCTCGTTATGTAGATGTTCCAAGACCTATTGAAACAATCTTGCCATCTACTATTAAAATCGATCTTAAGAATGAAGAAGTTACAGTAGAAGGTACAGCTACTGCTAATGTAAATATTGTTAAGAAAGATAGTATACGAACAATTAAAAAGTATATTGAGCGTATAGTCGAAAAGCCTGTCGTAGTGGATAATCGACCTGCGCCATATCGTGTTGCTCCTCTTGTATTGGAGAACAAGGTAATTATACGAAATAATGTAGAACCTTTAATTTGGAATAATAATGAAGATGACGAGAAATAGACTAGTCGTTCAACACATGCTTCGTACTTCAGAAGTTATTCGCAATTTAAAGAACAGCAGAATAGAATTGTCTAAAGCTTCTTCTGCTACTAGAATTGTCATAGAAGATGGTAAAGTATCTCATGAATTTAACAAACAGATTAATGAGATACTTAATCAATCTAGTTTACTTATTAAGAAGTTAGAATACAGAGTTGAAGAATTATCTAAGAAATTAGAAGGTTTTGATGCAAATGTATTTGATCCTATTCCGTTTATATCTTCGTATGATATTAAACATAAAACAATAGACTTAGTAAAAGGAACTAACTATGTCGGATTTCTAGACCTTAACACATGTAAGGTAAATATTATCAGTGAAGATAAAACTGACGCGCAACTAGAGCAGCAAAGCGCGAAATAAGAGCTATAAACTGCATTCGTTAGCAACGTAATTGCTTCGCCTAAACGCTCCTATTCAAATAGGAAGAGGAATGCTGAAATTGAGTAAAGTAAGCATTAACAGTACATAATACTAGAGGCTGGAATAATAGCTACCACTATTATTGAGTGAACGAAGGTATAATAACTTGATCATGTCGAATTTACTGTTTAAGACTGAAGAAATGACGAGAAAGAGGAAGAGCGTGGCACATCCTCAGTGAGAACCGATTGGTGACTAAAGACGCAACGATTAAATCAGCAGATTTATGAAGTTAAACAATGCCAGGTATCGTTAATACATTCGAATACCAGTTATCAAACTGAATATCAAAAGGGAATGTTACCTTACACGAGTCGCAAACTCGCAAAGTGCGAGGATAAAGAAAGTACTAAAGCTCCAAACTTTAGTAGATATATTTATAGAATCGTTAAGCATTCTAGGGAGACTCCAAATCTTCCTTGTAGTTATAAAGTTACTAAAAATACTACTATAGTGTTCCATACTGACACGTGCCTTTGGAAAGCTTAAATTGGAAGTGTACATTAAAGAAAATGTTTAAAGCAGTATGTATGAAGGTAGAATTATAAATATTATAGCACTATTTAATTATACGATAAGTGAGTAGTAAATTACATGCCTTTTGGCTGAGTAGCTATGATCATTATATAGAACTTACGTCGTAGGTAAGATGGATATAATATAGATTAACTGGATTAGGTGTAAAACCTATATGTAATGTTATATTTATATAACTAATCGGAAGTATAATTAAAGTATTTTGCAAGAAATAATTCTCAGTTTAATGGGATTGTGTGGACTAAGTAATATTATAATTAAACTCAGTTGCTACTTAGATGAGTATAAACCTAAGGTGCTTTGCACTAGGAAATAAAGTAGATATGGGATGAAGAGCCAGAAAACTCTATATCATAGATTAGAAGTGATTAGTATAAACAGAAAATCTAAAGCTAGTGGAGAAATAACTCCCTGATCAAATTCGAGTTGGCAACATTGAGATAACGTTGTATATTTAAAAACATTGAGCCTTACAACCAGTAAGGAAAGTCGTGAAATATTTTAACCTAGAGGACGAAGCAGATCGGAGTATAATCTGTGTATTCCCCATTTTAGCAGCTATACTTTACTGACACTAAATGTAGATAGTAAGTCTAATATGTAAGGGTTTCTTTTGTGAGATTATTAATATGTTTAACTAAAGTAATGAGGAAGTCCAATGGTAGTATAGTGTATAGTTAAAAGCTATATCGAGCCACCCTCGACTGTACAATATAATTGCTAACACTAGAACCACTTAAAGTATATTGCGCAACAATATATGTAAAGTGACACTGATTCCCTCCATTAAGGGATGATAGGTGGAAATCCTAAAATTATGTGCAGGATAAGAACAAAGTCGTAAGTACACGCAGCCTGTGAGTAATACAAGGCTATAGAGTGGGTGTTTTGAAACATAAACAGCTCATAACAAAACCGGCAGCGCTGATGTCGACAAAAGGTCTACCCTGTCTCGGTAGATATAATATACAGTATCGGAACCCAGCACTCAACTGACGAATGGATAAAAATGAGTAGAGCACGTTTTTAGGTATTTACTGTTAGGCTCTTTAAATAATCAGATAAACCAATTATCTTACGGGGTAAATATCTCTTACCATTAGAGTCCCTGTTATATGCACCTCTACCAAGAGCTCTAGAATATAACTACGATAATAACTACCAGAGAATTAACAAATAATTTCAACAACCTTAATTGCAGAAGTTATCAGAATAATATCAGTGAAGGTAAATAAGAATTAAATGTCGAGTTTTATCATACTGTATCAGATTTTTTATAAGGTAACATGTATAGTATCTATTGAATTAGAGATTTACTATAATTATTTCTAAGCTTTTTAAAAGCGATAGGATATAAGACGCCTATTAATTATACTAAATTAAGAGAACTACTAGTGTGTTACTTAGGAACGATGGGTTCTGCAATTAAATAAAAATTTTATCAAAATGGAAAATAATTATAATCAAGGAAATGAACAGAAGATTGAAGCACGCTTACGGGATGCTCGTAAGGTAGTAAGTAATATGGGTAGCCTTTTGGGTAAGACTATCTGTTATTTGCAAGTTGACAATGTTGATCTTTCTTATCGTGAGAAGGAACTTACTAATCAACATCCACGGTTAGTAGAACCACTATTGAAATATATGGTTAACACTGTTCTTGTGTCATCTCAACGACTTCTTGTTATTAATGATGAGATTTTCATTGAGTTCAACGAAAAGCCAGAATTACGGGCTAAAATTGTTCAAGAACCGAAATTCTTTGCAGAAGCAACAGATAATTCGGCAATTGAAGAAGCATGTATTCGAGCTAAGAATAATCAAACTCCGCTATTCTTTGCCGATCGGAAACGATTGACAGATGAAGCTAACTTCCGTAACAAACAGGAAGCAGAGAAAGCAGAAGCACTTGCTAATGATTTCTTAGCACAGATGACTATGCTTAAAGAACTTATTAAAGGTCAGCAGCAAAGCTGTGACGAATATTATCGTCAATATGGACTTTAATATAAAATAAAATGAACAACACAGAAGTAAAAATTAGTGAAGTTCATAAAGACTTATTGCGATTTGTACTAAATAATAAGTATGTCTATAAACATATCACGATGGGTGATAAGGTTGTTGGCAGTATAGAAATTCATGATGATGGATCAGTTCGTTTTTATACTAAAAGACGGCGATTTAAATGGTTATGCTTATGGTTTAGTGACTATAAAGATATAAGTTTTCGTGATTTAGCATTAACAATTATGGATGTTATATCAGTTCCAAATGGTAATTATTCCAATCCTGTGTTTGATGGAATGACTAAGGATTTTATGGATAAAGCTGTTCGGAATAATAACTACGAATATGTAATTGATATGCTTTTTGATGTTCTAAGATATGGTGGTAATATAGATGGAGAATATACTAGCCAATATATAAATATGTCTAGTTCTAGACCTACTAGAAAAAATGAAGGTCTTGAAACAATTGCTTTTTCACAAAAACAAGCATCTGTTATATTAAATAGTGGTGAAGTAATAGGAGATGTGGAAATACTAGTGCGGAAACCATAAAAGATTTCTTTATAAACCAATTTTTAATTTAAGTATGTTGATGGAACTTAAACCTTAAATTGAAAATTCGACGAAAGTCAAACAAAAATAATTTCTAATAACTAGAGATGATGGGTCTCTAGTTATTATTATCGTGGTAATAATCCTACCGTAACTGATAGGGAATAACTGGAAAGCTAGGAGAATAAGAACTATGCTGCCATTTCAATATGGATACCACGGCACAGGTAAACGATTTCTAATATGTTATATAACTTTAGTACTAATCAATTAAAACTCAAAATATATGACAAAGAAATCAAAGAATTTTATAGAAGAACGTAATAATATATCATATCAGTTAAAACAATATTGGGACATTATTTATGCAGAAAATGTAGTAAATAAAAACTATATGCGCAAGTATGACTTAAAGGTTTTATTTGAGGAAATTAAAATGCTTGCTGAAAAGCGTGCATTAATTAAGCTTAAGTTACTTGCTATTAATATGGGGCTTAAGAAACTAAGTGATCTACCGAAAGATTGTAATCAGTTAGACATTTTTCGTCTATGTGAACTAAAAGAAATTCGTAATAAAATTAGTTCAAATAGTTTTCGAACATTAAATCCAGTTCTTAAGGCAAAGAAAGGTAAAAAGAATTTGAATCGTACAGAGATTTTTACTTCTAACTGGAAATTTGCACGCATTAAAGAACTAGATTTGCAAATAATTGAATTGAATAATAAACTTGAAAAGTTTAATAACGAAACGGAGTTTGATGATACTATCGCTCCTTTAAGCTTGGCAGCTTAGTTGTTTTTATTGTTGTGTGTTTATTTTTAGTAGTTAGTAGGTACATTACTTACTAACTACTTTTTTATTAATCAAAATTCGTAATCAATATGGAAAAATATACTATCAAATTAAATAAAATAAATAAAGAAACAAGTGAAAAATATTTCGTAATTCAAGAAAAAACAGTAAAAACTCCTCTAGAAAGATATGAGGCAAAGATGAAACGATATTCAGAAAATCGTAATCGCAAGATAAATGCCTTGATAGAGAAAAATAAGAAATTGGAAGAATTATACGAAATAGAAGAAGAAACTATTAATAAGAAAATTAAAATAGTTACTACAAAACCTAATCCAAGTAAAGGAGCAAAGACAGATATTGTTTTTGAATGGAGTCCTGTAGCTAAAGCTGCAAAAGCTGCATTGGCTAATCAGAAAATTACTTATACTATTAACTTTAACGCTGGAGATAAAACTTATAGTAAAACTATAAGAAGACATCCAACACTAAAAGATATTTCTTTTGCTACTAAAAATAATACATCAAAAGTAAAAGATATCCGATATTTAAAATCAGCTACAAATGAAGCTGATAAAATGAATATTCAAGTTGAAAACAAAAAAAGAAGAGACTCTGCTAAATTGCTAAAACTCAGTAAATTAGATAGCCGAGAATTTAGTTTATGGCGTAAAGATTTAGTCTCGAACAGTGAAGAATACGGTAAAGCTAATAACTATTTAAAACATGCAGCAGAAGAATCTGCACATGAAACTAAAATACAGAAATTAATAAAAGCTATACGAGAAAAGAAACTTGCTAAGTTTAAGTATCGTTTAGAATTTAGAAAATTTAATTCAGAACATAAGCCAATAGTATTTGTTAAGAATTATTCTAATAAAACTTTAGCATACTTGCATGATTCATTAACTACGTTGTCTGCTAAATTAGTAGATAAAATAGAAGATTTTATTAGCATTAATATTTATGATAATGCTACAGATCAACTATTGCGAATATGTACTGGATGGACTGCTTCATCAAAGGATTATGAAATAAAACTTAAAGAACTTAAGAATTTGTATCCTGATTATTATACAGCAGAAGCAGTTTAAAATAATTTATATGAGGCATAAATTTTAATGCCTCACTTGATTCTATAGCTCAATTGGATAGAGCAACACTCTTCTAAAGTGTAGGTTTTGCGTTCGAATCGCAATAGAATCACTATAAAACTATATTTTATGAAGATAAGAGGGAAAACAGTATATGTATATGATATCGAAGTCTTCCAAAATGTGTTTCATTGTACTGCTAAAAATACAGAAACTGGACAATATTATAAATTTGAAATATCATGTAGAAAAAATGAGTTAAAACAACTTGTAGATTTCTTCTATACTATAAGAAATAATTCTTATAGCTGGAATGATATATATACTACAGATATACAATTTAATACTAATAAAATATTTGCTGGGTATAATAATCTTCATTATGATAACGCTATTATAAATTATATAATAAGTTATTACGATAAAATGATTAATATGAACTATCTAAGAATTTGTGATAGTTTATATAACCTAAGTAAAATTATAACTACTTCTAACGATATATCTGCTTGGAAAAGGTGGAAATATGCTGTTAATTTTGAAACATTTGATATTCTTACTATGTTATATTCTCAAAAGTTACGTGTAGGTCTAAAAGAAATACAAGTAACTATGCAATATAAAAATGTATTAGAGTTTGCTCATGATTGGACAAAACCTCTAGATACAGATTTAATTGATGAAATGATTGAATATAATATAAATGATGTAGATTCAACTGAAGCATTATTAAACAAATGTAAAGATAAAGTTGAATTAAGAATAGCAATTGAAGATGAATATGGAGTAAGAGTATTAAGTAAAGATGGCGTAAATATTGGCATGAAAATCTTAACTCAAAAATATCTCGAAAAAACAGGTTTAACTTGGTGGGATATTAAAGATTTAAGAAGTCCAGCAGATGTTATAGCACTAAATGAAGTAATATTGCCTTTTATTGAATATAGAGATCCTATACTAAAAAACGTATTATCTGATATGAAAAATCAGATAGTTTCCCCAGGAAGAAAAGGATATGAAAATAAATTTGTATTTAGAGGTTTAAGATATTCAGTAGGAGTCGGAGGAATACATTCTGTAAACAATCCAGAAATAATTATTCCTAAGGAAGATGAAATGTTAATAGATATTGACGTTGCATCTCTATATCCTAGTATGCTAATAGAATATAAGTTTTATCCTAAACATTTAGGTCTAGAGTTCTTAGAAGTATATTCACAGATTAAGAACGAACGGATTGAAGCTAAACATACAGGTAATAAAGTTAAAAACGAAACCTTAAAATTAGCTTTAAATGGATTAAGTGGTAACTTACAAAATGAACATAACTTTTGTTATAGTCCATTTGCAGTTATGCAAATCCGAATTAATGGTCAGCTATTATTACTTATGTTAGCTGAATCATTAACAGATATAGGTTGCAGAATAGTACAAGCTAATACAGATGGTCTATTTGTATTACTTAAAAAAGATTCTTATAGTAAGGTACAAGAAATATGTAGAAGTTGGGAACAACAAACTAAACTTGTATTAGAAGAAGACCGTTTTGAAGCTATGTATCAGTATGCTATCAATGATTATATAGCAGTATCTGAAGGATATCAGGAAATGAAGAAACTATTTAAAACAAATCCTGAAAAAGCTTTAAATAAAAAAGGCAAACCTTATGTATCTTTAGATGCAATTAAAGATGATTATATAAAAGAAAAAGGTATGTTTATTACTAAAGTGTTACTTGGTAAAGGTATGTCTCCTAAGATAATTCCTGAAGCTATTAGAGATTATTTTATTGATAATATACCAGTAAGAGATACTATTTATAATTGTAAAGATATTAATAAATTTCTCACTTACCAGAAAGTAGATAAGAAGTTCTCTGTAGAATATAATAATAACCTTATACAACGTATAAATAGGTTTTATGCATCTACTAATGGTCCTTATTTATATAAATGTTTAGTAGATTCTGAAGGTAGAAGAACTAATTTTACTAATCTATTAACAGCATCTGGTATTACTATATTAAACAAATTTGATAATAAACCTATAGAAGAAAGAAAGATTAATTATCGGTACTATTTAAAAGAGTGCCTTAAGATAATAGAAGAGCTTGAACCTAAACAGTTGAGCTTATTTTAACAAATATTTTCAGATGATATCAGCTAGCTCATAAAAATAAAACTATATTATGATACTAGAATTAGATACATCGTTATTCGACATTTATGGAGAAATGTCAATTAATCAATTAGTATTTCTAACTCTTGTTTTGAATGAAAATCAAAGTAATAATCAAGACATTCACCAATTTCTCAGCCGAATTAGTGAGAACGAAATTCAAGAGTTAGTCGACAGTAACATTATCACAGTTATAACTTCTGGTGATAGTAAAATTTATAGTATTTCAGAAGATACAAGAAAACATCTTAAACAAGATAAATCTTGGTTTGATGAATTCTATGAAGTATTTCCAGTGTATGTTACTAGACCTGATGGTACTAAAGGATTCCTACGTTCTAATATTAACAAATGTAGAAAGGAATACAATAGGATTGTCGGAAAATCTAGAGCAATGCATGAACATTTAATCAAATGCCTTCAGTTTGAAATTGATAATAAGATGATAACTGGTAAAATAGGATATATGAAAACAATGTGGAAATGGCTCACTCAACGAGAGTGGGAAGTTACTGAAGAAGAAATGCAATTTAGTATGGAACAAGATATGAATAATGAAACAGCTTATGGAGCCAATATTATTTAAAACTATTTCTCAAGTAGCAGATGAATCTGTTAAATATATAGAAAATAGAAAAAACCATACTATAGTACCACTAAAAACTCGTTGGAGTAAATTCAATAGAGTTACATGTGGTGGAATCGAACCGAATATGATATTAACAATAGCAGGAGGTTCTGGTTCTGGTAAATCAGCATTTGCTAATACATTAGAAACTGATTTAATTGACCTTAATTCTAATCAGGATATAGTTATTCTCAGTTTTAGTTTCGAAATGCTTAGCTATCGACAAATAGGTAGAAAACTAAGTAATAAGTTACGAAAAACAACTTCAGAGTTATATAGCGCTGAAGCAGATTTATCTGATGAGGATTTTACTAAAGTAAAAACTACAGTAGAATCTATTAAGAAGTATCCAATATATTATGTAGATACTCCTTGCAGTGTAGAAAAGATAGAAGAAACTATAAAATACTTTCACGATAATATTGCAAAAGACAAGTGGTTAATTGTAATATTAGATCACACTCTTCTTGTCGAAGGAGACAGTGAAAGAGGTACAATAGTAGATTTACAGAAAATGTTTATACGAATGAAAAAGTTATCTTTTACTAGTATAATACAGATTTCACAGATGAATCGAAATATTGAACAACCTGATAGACTTAATAATCCAAGTAGTCATTATCCGATGAGGAGTGACTTAGCAGCTTCTGATGCTATATTTCAAGCTAGTGACTTTGTTATGGCATTATCGAGACCAGAATTGCTGGGATTAGCAATTTATGGTGTCAATCGTTTACCTGTAAAAAATAAAGTATATCTACATTTCTTAAAAGTAAGAGATGCTGGAGAACCTTGCATATTAGCATTTGATAATGAACTAAAATATGGTAACTTGATTGAAACAAACACAGAAGTAAATAAAGAAAAAGTTATTTTTAAAAAAATTTAAAGGCTGAAATTATGAAACAATTTTTGATTGAACTTCCGGAAAAGAAATACGATAAAACAGGTGAATTGAAGAATTTCTTGATTAATACAATTGCTAATAAATATCCATACTTAACTATGGATGGTATAGATGGTCCTAAAAATGAACAAACTAGTATGCAATATGCAGGTCCTAATGACTATATTGCATTTGGTATCTCTCCTAAATATCACGTATCTGCGCTACGTCCATCATTTTGGGCATGTCCTTGCACAGATATGCCATGCTATACCTGTCCATTCAATAGTGTCTATAAGTATGAAAAATATAATCTTCTTGATCAGTTTGATATAGCTATGAAGAAACTTGATGACTATGCTAAATCAGTAAATGGTAACTTTGACAAAGGTTATGATTTTAAATGGCTTGGTGTACCTGTTCGTTTCTATCAAAACTTTGTTCAAGTTGGTAATACTTATGTTCCTAAATGTGGTAATTATTATATTTTACCTAAGAACTTAAGTGAAAAACAAAAAGAAACTATTAATAATGTTATTATTAACATTAATATTAATATTGCAGCATAATAAACCTTGCTTTACTTATACTATCATAAAATATCAGAATAATATCATTGCTAAGTAAAGTACTAATAATAAAAATATGTTAGTACTACCTACAGAAAAAAATAAACCAAAAGTACAAAATCCTAGATTTTTAATTATTTTTGGTAAACCAAAATCAGGAAAGACTACTTTATTATCTACATTAGACAACTGTCTAATAATAGACTTAGAAGGCGGTTCTGAATTTCTTGAAGCTCTATCTATACAAGCTAGAAGTGTAGCAGATCTTGGAGAAATTGCTAATGCAATTAGAGCTAAGATTAAAGAAACAGGCACAAATCCTTATAAGTATATAGCTATTGATAATGCTACTAGATTAGAGGAAATATGTCTGCCGTATGCAGCTACACTTTATAGGCAAACTCCAATGGGAAAGACATATACTGGAACTGATGTTAGACAATTACCTAATGGTTCTGGATATCTATATCTAAGAGAAGCAGTTAAAAAGGTTATTAATATGTTTAAAGACTTATGCGATAACTTTATTCTTGTTGGCCATACTAAAGATAAAATGATTAATAAAGAAGGAGAAGAATTAACTGAAATGGCTATAGACTTAGTTGGAAGACTAGGAGATATTGTCTGTGGTGAAGCTGATGCAGTAGGTTATGTCTATCGTAAAAAGAATGAAACTATTATTTCGTTTGAAGGTGGAGATAACTCTGTAAGGGAAGCTAGAGCTCCTCATTTAAGAGGACAAAAAATTGTTATTGCTGACAGTGATGAAAACAATAACATTAAAACGTATTGGGATAAAATTTATTTAGCAGCTTAAAAATTAGAAAGTTATGTATAACAAGGAATTAGCAAAAAGCATTGAAACAAAAGATATTAAATATATTGGTGCAGGTATTCAAGAAAATGTAAAATTAAAATCAGCTCGTACTGAAGTAAGTCCTACAGGATTAACCTTTTTGGAGATTACTTTTGAAAAAGATGGAGCTACTTTGAAACACACTGAATGGAAACCTAAGAAAGGACAATATGTAGTAACAGACGAAGACTTACAACAAGCTGAAAATCGACAGTTTAAACGTATGTTACAAATTCTTTGGTGTTTCTATAAAGATGAAGAAATTAACTTTACTGGATCTTCATTTGAAGAATTTGCTCAATTTATCGTAGATATGTTGAATAATGCAAATAAAGATACTTTATTACGTGTTAAAGTAGTATATAACAGAAGTGGTTATACTACTTTGCCTGGATATTCAGCATATACATTTATTGAACCGATGGAACTTCCAGAAGGACAAAGTTCTGCTATTGTAGCTTTAGGTATTGACCAATTTAATAAACCTATTGAAGCAGATGCAGAAAAGCAGGTAGACCCGTTACAAGCTACTATATCATCTCCAGCAGAAGCAGAAGATGCTTTAAGTAAGCAAGAAGACGATCTACCTTTCTAAACTAAAAAAATTTAGAAAAAAGTAATATTTACGTAAGCTAGAAATAGCCTCGTTTTAAGGAATTGATAAGTGTGCCTAGTTTTAGGCACACATTATTACTAAGTAACTGTAGAATAAGGCTACATCAAAAGGTTCGAGTCCTTTTACTTAGACAAACAAAATCAGAAAGCATATGTACGATAAAGAAAAAGCTAAACTTAGCGATATTACTTTAGATTGGATATTATCTAGAGTAACGGAGTATGATATATATGCTCATTATTTAGGTCAATTTAAAGTAGGTATGATTTATAATAGTCCATTTAGGAAGGATAAAAATCCTTCATTTGGTATATTCTACTCTAAGCGTACAAAACAACTACTTTTTAAAGACCATGGAACAGGTGATTGCGGTAATGTTATAAAGTTTGTATCATTATATACTGGAATAACTAATTATAATGATATATTGCTAGACATAGTAAATAAACTTAAAATTACTAGCGACACTAAACTCGTTAGCTCTAAGCAATATATAGCGTCAACAGAAACAGTAATTGGTGTAGTTCGGCAAGATTTTACAGCTGAAGACATCAATTACTGGTCGCAATTTAATATCTGTATTAACACACTAAAGAAATTTAATGTAAATAGTATTAAATATTATCTCTGCAATGGTATAGTAAAAGGGATTTATAAAAAAGAAAATCCCATGTATGCTTATAAAGTTTATAATAACTTTAAAATATACAGACCTTTAGCAGATAAATATACTAAATGGAGAAATAATTTAGGACAGTATGATATACAAGGATTTAAACAGTTGCCTAAAACTGATAATCTACTCATAATTACTAAATCACTAAAAGATGTTATGTGTTTGTATGAAATGGGTATATCTGCTATTTCTCCAGCATCAGAATCTACATTTATTCCAGATGATGTTCTAGATAACCTTAAGAAGCGTTTTAAACACATTTTAATATGTTTTGATAGAGATACAGCTGGAATTAAATATCTTCGTAAAATAAGCTTTAAAACAGGTTTAAAACCATTATTAGTACATAAGAAATGGAAAGCAAAAGATATATCTGATGCAATAAAATTAAATGGATTTGAAAACATAAAAAATTGGTTATATGAAGCTATTAAAAACTATAGGTAAAATATTAGCTATACCTTTTGACTTAATTACTATTCTAGGAAAAATATCGTTACTTCCTGCTACTATTATTAGTAAGCTATTAAGTGGTAAATTTACTGAATGGAACAAGAAACGTAAGTTTTTAGGTAGTTCTATATCAGCATTATTTAATTCATTGCGTAATGGAAAAGATTATTCATTTTTAATGACTATTGGTTATACTAAAGAAGGAAAATATTATGAACGGTTAGAACGTTTTTCTCTTTCTAAAGGAAACATTATTCATTCTGTAAATTATGTTAAAACAAAATAAGAAAGTACGTAATGCTACTAAACAAGAAATAGACGGAATAATATTTCGATCTAAACTAGAAGTTTATATGTACTAGAAATTAAAAGAAGCTGATATTAAAGTAGACTATGAATTACATAGATATACTTTACTACCAGCTTTTATTTATAATAACTCTAAGGTTAGAGCTATTACTTATTTACCCGACTTTGTAGGAAAAGACTTTGTTATTGAATGTAAAGGATATCCCAATGATGCTTGGGCAAATAGAGAAAAACTATTTAAATATTATTTGAGTTTAAATGAACCAAATACTAAATTTTATATAGTTCATAACAAAAAAGATGTTGATAATTTAATCAATACACTAAAATCATAATATATGAATAAGAAAGAATTTGTTAAAATAGGTAAAGAAATATTTGTTGTACCTAAAGGTAATGAATATGAATTAATACCTAATCAAGTATATAATCTAGAGTGGGATGGATGGAATGAGCGAAGTATATTTAAGGAAAATGGTGAATTAAATTTACCTAGTACTATATATGAAACTAAAAGTGATAGTATTTTTAGAAAAAGAATAATTAACTATTTTAACACTACTACTAGTAATACAACAGGAGTATTATTAGCAGGAACTAAAGGAACTGGTAAAACAGTAACAGCTAAATTATTAGCTAAAGAATCTAATTTGCCAATCATTATAATAGATCCTAAATTTCCTGAAAATAAATTAATAAACTTCTTTAAAACTTTTGAAACTCCAGTATGTATTTTATTTGATGAAATAGAAAAGAAATTTAATACTACAAAGATGTTAGATTTCTTAGATGGAGTTGAAAAGACTGCTAAAAAGCTTATAATTATGACTTGTAATGATACAAGTAATATAAGTGAATATATGGAAGATAGATGTTCACGAGTTCGTTATGTACGCAATTATGACGCTAATGAAAATGTTGAGTTACTGCCTATAATAGCAGATAATCTTAATATTAAAAATAAAGAAGAAGTAATTAAATTTTGTAACGATAATATTTGCTTGTTATCTATAGATAATATTATAGCTTTTATGCAAGAAGTAAAATCTCTTGAAGATGAAGATATATCTTTACAAGATATAATACAATATTTAAACATTTCAACTAAATAGTATGAAAATATGCGGAATAAGTGACATACATGGTAATTTAATTACTAATATACCTAAATGTGATGTATTGTGTATTTGCGGAGATATTATAGAACTAAATATCCAGCGTGATAATGAAAGATCTGAACGTTGGTGGAAGAACAAATTCGTAAAGTGGATTGAAAAGTTACCTTGTAAAAAAGTAATTGTTATTCCAGGTAATCATGATTTTTACTTAGAACATATTTATAATAATAGTTCGTTTGAGCAATTTCGTAAAGAAATGTATAAAACTACTAATAAAAAGTTAGTATTTTTAATTGATCAATGTTATAAGTATGAAGGTATTAAATTCTATGGATCTCCATGGATAGCTCCTATTATGTTCCAGGAAGATAAATGGGCATTTAGTAAAGATGCTAATAATAAATATCAATTAATACCTAATTGTGATATATTACTTACTCATGATAATCCTATAAAAAATCACGCATTAGGATTTATAACATTTGGTAAATACAAATATCATTTATATGGTCACTGGCATGATGGAGATAGTGATGTTAATCTAAAATGTTATAATTGTTCTAGATTAGATGATCACTATAATTTTAAAAAGAACTACGAATTTGTAATTCTAGATATTATGACTGAAAAAGAAAAGAAACAAGTAGAACAAGAATTTCTAGATAGTTTGATTAATGAGGCTCACAATACTCATCCTGATATTAAAGAGTGGTTATCAGCTTATAAAGTTATTAATCTGCCGCAAGACAAAGAAGATGAAGTAGAATGGAATACTTCAGCAGAAATTCTTGATTCAGCTGTAATTAATGATATGGAGGATTAAAAATGAAAGATATTAAATCAATTTTATTTGACGAAGAGATAATAGCTATTGAAGCTGAATATAATAATGTTATTGATAATACTTTAGCTATACAAGCTGAAGAAGAAAAAGTAACTATTAATTATGCAAAATAAAAAGATGGATATAAGTGTTCCTTATTATGAGGATAACTCACGTGTGTCAAATTCTGCTATAGGATATTATATTAATAACGGTCCTAAGTATTATTATAACATGTTATCTGGAAAAGGAGAAAAATTGGATTTTTCTTTTTTAAAAAAAGGAACAATGATTCATGAATATTTACTTCAACCAGAAGAATTCTGGAAAGATTATGTTATTCTTGATTTTGCAATACCTAAAGTAAAACAGCAAAAAGATTTATTAGAAGAATATCATAAATTAGTATTATTAAATCCTTTAGAGTCTCAAGATAAACTTAAATTAGAAGCTTACAGAAAAGCTTATAATAATAAGAAATCTGATGAAAAATGTATTGAAGAAGCTGAAGATCTTATTATGTTATATCAAGATTATCTACAGTATTTAGATAATAAAGATAACAATAAGATTGTAATTAGTTATACTGATTTACAGACTTTAAAGAAGATAAAAGAAAATATTCAGAATCATAAAAAAGCTAACGAATTGCTTTTTAATTTACCATCTACTTTTGAAACTCATAATGAATTTCATATTAATTGGCAAGTTGATAGAATTAATAACATTAAATGTAAATCTTTGCTTGATAGAGTTTGTTTTGATCACGTTAATAAAAAGATAATTCTTATTGACTTAAAAACTACTGTAAATGTCTATGATTTTAAACATTCTATAGAAGAATATGATTATTATAGACAAATAGCTTATTATGGATTAGCAATACAATGGTATATGCAAGAAGTATTAAACCTTAATTCTGAAGAATATGATTTTGAAGCATATATTATTGCAATAGGCAAAGATTCTGAAAATCAAATTAGAGTATTTAATATGAAGAATGATAAAATACTCAGTGAAAAAATTGATTTAATTAACAGTACTTTACAGAAAATTTCATATCATAACAATATAAATCAATGGGATCACTCAGTAGAATATTACGAAGGTGATGGAATTGAAGAAGTTTAATAAATGCTTAGTTTTTCTAAGTGATTTTATTGATGCTAAAATATCTTACTTTGATTGTCATAGTTTTGTAAATATGTATACAGAATGTAAAAATGACAATTCAGAGGGAAAATTATATTTAGTTTATAATTTTGGTAGTAATTATGAACTATCTAAGAAAATACAAGAACTAAGTAATAATAAATATTATTATAATTGGTTTACTACTAAAATAGATAATAAAGTATATACAGTTTTTAGTTTTAAAGTTACTAAAGATAAAATTGATGATCTAGAATTCTGTAAAAAGAATGGAAGATATATTACATCATATGTAGATGCTAGAGAATTATTATTTATTTGGAAAGATTATTTAAAAGACTTTGATGATTTACTTAGCAAAAATTTGCTTGGTAATAATTATACTTGTACTTGTTAAAAAGAAAAGGGTAGGTTTAAACACCTACCCTTTATTATTTTAATTATCTCTATTAGCAATTTGAGTTTCATAATATCTTAGTTTTGAAGGTATATCCTATAACTCCCATAAGTTTTTAAATGGAGTTAACTTTAATCCATATTTTTGAGCTTTAGTCCAATCTTCATAAGCTCCTCTATCTATTTTGTCACTTTTTTCATTACTAATTATATTATAAGTAGTTTCAGGAATTATAGATATTAATGAAGTAAAATTATCATAATAACTATAAATCGGAAAAGGAGTCTTGATAGTATTGATAGCGTCAGATACAGCCCAAGGAGTAACATTCATAAGAGTTTCAAAGTCTGTTCTAATTAAAGCAAATGCTATAAGTTGCCTTATTATAGAATCTTTATCGTCATCTGCCCATGATTTAATAATAGGTAATAATGCCCAATGCAAACCAGCCAACATAGTCATTTCTATACCTAATTGTAATATAGCCTTTCTCTAATCTGGTGTACTATTTTGCATATATTTTTGATATAACTTGATATTACGATTATCTTTTCTCATAGCATTTATTATGCTAAAAGGAACTCTAAATAATGCTTCTTTATATCTCTAAGATCCATAATCCCATTGTCTATTCTATACCCATCTTTCTTGAAGTATTATAGGCATAAATTGACGGTGCATCATAAGTAAACTACCTATTATATTACTACTTAACATAGTTTTCTGAAGAGGCGTAAGCTAACCATCTGCTGATTGTGCTAAGTTTCTAGCAGTACTACCTATAACGTCTCTCCTAGCTTCCCACGCTTTCTAATGTTTCTAGTCTTTAGCTTTTATAGTATAGTCTTTATACTCTACTAAATCATAAGCAGATCTAAAACTTCTCCATTGTCTAAGCATAACTTCATCGTCTTTATATTTATTCTTAAACTCTTCTTTATTTAAGAATTCTCCATTAACATACTTAAAGTTATACATTACAGAGTTTAAAATAGCACCCTTAACAAAGTAATCAGATACAGAGTAAATACCAAAAGCCCAATTTCTAGCTAATTGTGATTGTATAGCTATCTAATTAAGATTGCTAGTACTTAACTCACTGCCTACTTGAAAATATTCCATTAACCTCATCTATTTACTTTTAGTATATGGGCTGAATATATTAGTAATATTCTTAAATGTGTCTACATTAAGTGACTTAACAGCAGAGCACATATCATAAAAATCATAATACCTACCAGTAAAGGAATTAACTAGATGAGCCATAGTAGCTGTTATAAAACCAGTAAAAGCGCATATTAAATTTAAACCTAAATTAACAGTTGTACCAATAGCTTTTAAACCTAACATTACTTTAGTAAAGTTAACTTTTCTAGACTATATATGCATCTTAAAACCGAATATATCAACATCTCTTTCTTTTATATCTACTGTAGCAGATTTAGTTTTGATATCATATATATTCATTTCTACAAAACTCTTAGCAAACTTGTACAGATTTGATTCTTTGCCTTTCTTACTCTTACCTCTTATCTTGCTTTTTACATCTCTATTTCCTATAAATTGTAATATAGCTTCTGTTTTAGGTTTAAGTTCGCTTTTAACTCTAAAGTTTTCAGCCATTTTAAAATACTAAATAATAGAGCCTACCGTATTAGCTGTAATGGTAGCTGGATCTTCTAGGCTTTTAACGAAGTTCTAAGGTACAAAGTGTAACTTATCTTCAGATACTTCTACTATATCTTCATTCATACCTGTGTCATCATTCTTAACAGATGCTTTGTCCTTCCAGTATTCTTTAAACCCTTCGTATCCTCTAGCTTTTACATATCTCCACATAGAACCAGATATCTATGGTAATCTATATTTATTAAGATTAGTAAGATTAGTAAGTTTACTATTAGACTCTTGCATTACATTAACACATTCTTTATATAGAGCTAATAGATTAGTGTCATTCTATATCTCTTCAAAAGCTTTAGTGTTATCATACATATTATCTTTTGGTAAGTAATACTCTCCTTCATCTTCTTCGTAAGGTTTATAATTTTCATTTATAAACGGAGACTGAGGATCTACTTCTGAAAAATACATAGAAGGCTATTCCTTTAGAATGTATTTCTCTTTTACTGGTACGATTTTTGTTAAGTAGGATTTAGGATAAATTACTCCATTAGCGTCTCTATTACAATGCTGTTGTTCAAATACTCCTAAAGTACCATTTTCAATAGCTTCTGAACGTAATTGGTAGAATAGCTAAGTAGGTACTACCTTGGCAATATCATTAAACTTTAAACCTTGTGTTTTTTTCCTGCCATTTCTACGTCTTATTTTAGATAAGTCTATATCTATCTTATCTAATTCGTTCTACGCAGCATTTGGTATTAAACTCTCTATTTCATGTGTTTTATCGTCTCTAAACTGTCTAAGTATTGCACGCTTTCTATTCTACAATTCTTCATATAACTCAGCATCTTTAGGATTAGTTATTTCTGACTTCTCTATCTTAGCTAAGTCATCATAGAATTCCTAAGTATATTCATCTCTAGAGTTATATTTTAACCATCTTTGATATTCAGCTTCACTAAGTGAGGCTTTTTTTTCTGCCTTTACTCTATCAAACAATTCTTTGTTAGATTTAAGCATCATACCTTTAGATAGTTTCTCGTTCAAATTACTTAATTCTAAAGCTATATCATATTCTTCTCCAGTTTTTAGTACACCGTGTATGTCATATATACTAGCAAGTTGCTTTTTTTCTAGATATAGACTACTTAATTTCTTTTGGTTAGAAGGAGATAATTTACTAGTATCGTAATAACCATTTTTATCTTTTACTGTATCTAGTAACTTGTGTATTTTTATTTGTACCAATTCTCTAGCATCTGCTGCTAATGGAGAAAGATTATTAAATAACTCATAATATTCAGGTTTATATTTCCTTTCACAATGTAAAGATAACCATTCGTTCTTACTTTTATTATATTCAGATCGTATAGCTGGATCTATAGTTCTAAAATCTTCTACATCAACAATACCTAATCTACCACGTAACTCTTTTAAGAATTGTTTGTATTCATTGTTAAACTTACCATAATTTCTACGTCTTACCATATAGCCAGTAGGTTTTCCATCTTCGTCTAATTCTATGAGTTTCCTCTGATTATATGTTCCTACTTTATTAAGTAAATCTAACAACTTATTACTAACTGAGTATGTAGCTCTATCTATTTCATATTCAGCTTGTTGTGTTATATGAAACAAAGCCCTGATAGCTTCATCGCTTATTTTATCTCCAGCTCCAATCCATGCTGTTATAGTAAGAATATCTTTACTTACTTTATCTTTATTATCTTGTAAATAACTTTCTATAGTAGGGCTATTTACTGATATACCTACTTTTCTTAATTCATCTGCTGATTGTTCTACAATCCAATTGTCTACATTATTAGCTCCAGTATTCAACAAAGTCTAAATGTTTTTTGCATCTGATAACATTTTATCGTAAGTAGTAGCTCCGATTAAGTTTCTATATTCTTCTACTGAAGTAAGAGTACTTACACAATCATCAATCATAGGACAATAAAAACTAAAGAAATCTTGTTTTAAATCTAATAGCTACTTTAATGGCAGTTTATCAGATTTTCCATTAGCTATATCTCTAATCTTCTTGACAGTTGAGATAGCATCTTGTTTAGTATTATTTATAAAATGAAATATACTAGTTACACGATCTATTGTTTTATTTTCCAATTCAGATATCTATAGTACCAATGCCGCTTTAAATTCATCAGTAACATTTGTATCTTTTTTGTTAATAGTTTTTAATCTATTTTTCAGACCATCGTGTATGTTTTGAATAATACCCTCTAATCTTTTCTATAGCTCTTCCTAAGTGGCATAATCGTATTTGTTAAAATATGCATTGTAGGCTTCAATAAACTCTTGGACATCTTGTTTATATCTATCATTTAATGATTTAGATAAGTAAAATTGTAATGATTCATCTAACTATGATCCTTGCAATCTGCTATCAGAAGTAGAAAAAGATCCTGTATTATTTACAGATTTAATCTTAATAGGGTCTAGTTCCGTTAACTCCTTAGTAGAATTATACTCTGGATCAGATACAAATACCATATCTCCATTAAATTCTGTAATAACAGGTTCTCCATTTTCATCTAATGCTTTAGACTTATCAAACCATGTTTTAAACGTATTTGTAAAGGTTTTAGCTCTACCTTTTATAGCAGCTTGTCTATCACCATTATAATACTGTAGTAAGTCTGAAAATAGTTTAGACGGTTTACCGTCCTTTGTCTAATCAATAGGATTACCATTGTTTTCATTCCAAATGTGGTAGGCTCCTATTTCACCTACCACACTTTTTAATTCATTAAATTCTCTTAGGACATTCTAGTCACTAAAATTTGGACACATTATCATAATTATTCACCTTTACAAGTTTTATACGCTTCGTCACTAAAATTACTATCTGTTAAAGTATTTTCTGTACTCTCAAAGCTATTTATTACATCCTGTACATTTTCATACTCTGCAATACCAGACTCAAGGATAGTATCAAAATATGGGTTCTCTCCAAAAGTCTCATCTGAGAACTACAGCACATCATCACTAATTATAGTTTGAGTAGGGTCTTGTGTATCATAATACATATCCTATAACGTAGGAGATTCCGTCTCTCCTATAATTGTTGTAGGTATTGATTCCTCTTCACCAACTATAATGTTAGTAGATTGAGACTCATCTGTATTATAAACTTCATTTGTAGATTCCATATCAGATCCGTATGTACTCTTTTCTGGTTCTTCAAAACCGTTAACTTGCTCTACTCTTTCAGCCGTTTTTACATATATAGCATCTGTAGATTCATACATGAGTATACTCTTATTTTTATCAACTTGTGCTTTAAACGCTTCTCTTACCTTACTTTCTAATTTAGCACTACTGATAATAGCTTCTTTAGGAAATGCATTCTAAGGAAACGCTGATTGTTCATCAGCCATTTTATTATACTCATAGTATACTTTTTTATCATCTTTTACTCCTAAAGCTGGTATGGCTTTATACACAGATTTTCTAGTATTCTTGATTTCATCTCCATTAGCATCTACTTGATATGCGCTTGCAACTTTTTGATATATTATAAAGTCATTTGGATTAGTAACTCTAACTAACACTTTAACAAAAGGTTTATTAGTTCTACTAATAAATGAGGCAGGTAACGGTCTGCTCCCATCTCTGAACTGTACTAAGTTCAATTTTCTATCATATTGATTAAGTTCATAAGTTGGTACTAACTTCTCATTTCTACTAGCATTTCTAGCAATCTCTGTAAATATCTAAGAATAATTACCATTTTGTATTCTTTCAGCGTCAAATCCAAAGAAGTGCATACCTTGTAAGGTATCATCATTCATAATATTTATTGCAGCTTTAATAGCATCTGGATATCCTTTTGATTTCTTCCAAGCTGTAGTTATAACATCAAAGAACGAATCTACTCCTCTATTATCAAAACTAGTAAGGTAAGCATATAAGCCTAATTCATCAGCGAACTTTCTTATACTACTATCTTCACATTCTAACAAATCCTAGTAAGAAGATAATAATCTGTTTTCATAAGTAGAGGTATTAGTAAGAGCATTATCTGATGTTACTATTCTATCATATTCTTGTAAAGAACCATCTGAAGCATATTCTTGTAAGTAGTTTAGTATCTCATTCTTTATGACTCCATTGAACGAAATGGCTGGCAAATCATTACGTTTTCGCAACTCATTTTTAATTTTAGTTAACTATTTAGCCATACTATTAGGACCTTTTAACATACTTAAGAACTCAGAATCACTGATTTTGAAATCAGGTAAGTTATTAACTACAGCTTTAGTTCTCAACATAGTAGTAATAATTTTAGACAAATCAGTTACTAACTAACCATCTGAAGAATTGCCTATAAAGAAATCACATGCTGCATTAAATATTTTCTTATATCCTTTAGTAGCTTCAATTACTTGATTACTTAATAATATTCTAGGAGTATTAATAGCAGAGTCTAATTTTCTTTTTAAGAAGGTGGAAGATAAATAATAATTTATAGGCTTTTCTATATCATCTCTGTTTTTAATATAAAATCTAGCCTAATAATTATCAATATATCTATCAAGTCTTCTCTTAAAGTTCAATTGTAAAGGCAATGTATTTCCGAACTTCTTAGTATCAATCTAAGATAATTGAACTAAGTTAGATAGCACCTCTGTATCCTGAGATAAATCTTGATAAGCTCTTATTGATATTACTTGTTGATATAAACCGTGCGCAGAATAAGGGTCTTTTAATGACTTAGAAGCTGCTTCTTTGTTAAATACCTAACTATAATCAACTTCTACACTATCGTATCCAGGTATTTGAGATAACCCGTACTCGCCAGCTAATCCATTGTAATATTGAGTGTATGTAGCTTTATCCTCACTACTACTTGGCATATTTATAAGGAGGTCTCTTAAATATTCCATACAATCTTTCGCTATCTGCTTAAGTTTGTCTTTTTCAGTTACTCCTGTTTCTGCACCAATAATACCTTTACTTTCTAACATCTCTTTAGTAAATCTACGTAAAGCAGGCTGCGCTAAGAAGTAGAATGTGCTCTCACCTTTACCTCCTCGCAATAATAGAGAAGTCATATTATAAGTAATAGCATTAACATTAAGTGTCATAATGTACGGGTCTTTGGCAACGTCTACATGAGCATTGATCATAGCGGACAACCAGTCCATAATGCGTTGATTATCTTCCCCTGTTACCTCATCTAAAGCTCCTAAATTATATCTATTTGAATTAGAATAATTAATGCACAAATGGGTAAATTGTGTAAGAGCGTGATTAGTTGAATTCAAAGCAAATGGAGCAATACCAGCTTTACCTCCAGTATATTCAGTCTTTCTTGATAATTGAAATGAAGGAGCAAGTTCATACATTGGTTTTACCTCTGTTTTATTGCTAGGCTTAACAATAGGTAATACTTCCTTTTGTAGAATTTTAGTAAGTGTATCAATAGAAGCACGAGTCTCAGCAATATTAGTAAAGTCAGTTAACACTAGTGAATAATTATCCAATAGTTTATTTATATTTCCTTCTTTACTATCTTCTTCTGAATCTACTCTAACTCCATCTTTATAAGCATATGTGGCTAAATATAACTTATCTACGTCAAAATCAGAACCAGTCATTGCTGTAAACTCTTCTGGTACAATTATAGTATCTCCAATAGTCTATGGCATAATATCTGCTACCTAGAATGCAAACATTGAGGATAGACCTTGGGTAGGAATACGATAACCTATACCATACGGTTTAGAAGAGTCCCCTATAATGTTATTATCAATTAACCATTTTCGTTTAGTACTATAACTAGCATCTTTGAGCTCTTTGGGCAATATATCTCTAAAGAAGTTTTCACTAAGTATTACCTACATATGACCTTCTTTAGCTAAGAATTTAAGTTTCTTACCTTCATTAAAAGCTGTAGCCAAACCTTCATCTGTTTTCACATTTCTACCAACTGCCTCATACGCGAAAGAAGACATCTGAATAGCAGAACCACCGGGAGTATTAACATCTACTACTGCTTTGTTTACAAAGGATGTTATCTTAGTTTGAATCCAGTCTCTAATACTTTGAGCCTCAATTGGAATTAAGATATCTCCATTATCATCTACAGTTAAGTTAGCAACTATTTCAGCAGACATACCAGAATTAGTAGCTTGCCTCTATAAATAATTAACTATTTTTCTATTATCGACGTGACCTTTAGTAAAGAATTCCTTTCTTATTTCATCCTATCCTATCTTTGATAGAGAGTTAATAGCATCCATAATATTACGCTTAATATCTGCCCCTTTTACTGCTAATCCTTTGTTTGCTCCATAACTACGTGTATCTACAACGTTCGCAAAACCAATCTTAATAGCTTGAGTACCAAATGCTCTTTCTAAATGTTCATGAGGGTCAGTATTTAACTGTAATCTGATTTGATTAAGATCTTGAGTATAAGTAGCCAAACCATTTCCGTTTCTACCATCTATATCACTAGGTTTATCAAGCTCACTTAAATTAGCTTTACCATCTTTATAGTATGACAGTTTCTGTCTACTACCTACTTTAATAGCTGATTCGAAAGCTACCATATCTATTACTCCCTTGCTTTCATCATTCATACGGTCATATAAATACTTGTTATCGGCTTTAGCAAACGACTTAAACAATGGGAAAAGAGCCATTTTATCAAATGTATTAACGTTCATACCTAGCGTTTCGTCAAAATGATCACCGAAGTATACCATCTTAAGAGGTTGCGTAATTGCTTTTACAGCTTTGTTGTATAAATCTACATCTGATAACCAATCATCAGACTCTTCCATAATCCTATATGCTTCAGCTATTTCATCACTCCACTCACCAAGAGCAATCATCATTTTCTTATAGAACTCTGGTCTAATATATACAGCAGCATCCGCTTGGTTTATCTCTCCATCTGAATATGGTTTTGCACTAGCTTTAGCTTGTTTTTCAATAAATTCTATTGCTTTGGGATTTTTCTTTTTAAGTCTACCCAAAGTAGCATTAATAGATTCTGGTTTAACTCCGTTCAATGCTTGCTAATCTGTAAGATTAAACTCTTTTTGATACATATCTTTTATAAGAGATGTTCTAAACATCTAATACAAAGTATCATATACAGTAGAACCTATTTCATTATCTTTTAATTGTAATACTTGAAATTTTGAGTTGGTTCTATTTTCTTCATCTTTAGTCTTACCGAACTTTGTTCTAAGATTAGTACCAGTAGATAATACTGAAGATAGACGCTTGATTTTATCAACATCTCTACCTGTGATCATATAGTAAGCAGAGTATTCAGAGGGGTTTCCATCCAATTCGTTATTATCCTAACGCTTAGATACCCATTCTTTAAGAGATCTTTCATTAGATATTACAGGCTCAAATGATGCATCATTTGGTTTATATATTACCAGTTCTTTTTGCCATTTATATAAAGCTGGGTCTCCAGTAAAACATTTCTCTATCTCGATAGTTGATATAGCACTATTTATGGCATGTGAAGCTATTACTGAATATACTAAATCACTTTCTTTATCTTGACTATCTATATCAGAGAACTTAGTTTCAAAACTTTCATCTACAATAAACTCATCCTCTTCCTTAGCTTTTTTATTTTTCTTAGATTTACTATCTTTCACAGATTGTGGAGTGTGAAGTATATTATCTGGAATATACTTATTTTCTAATTTCTTAGATATTACTCCTAACTCTATAGCTTTCTGTACTTCATCATTAGCATATTCTACAAGCATAGTATTAATAGCATCATTTATACTAGTATCTTTATCTAACGCTTGCTTAATAACATCTAATAAATTTTTAATAGCTACTTCATCATTGGCATACTCAGCTTTAGCTAGTTGCTCATTTAGATTATATTTAACTCCATCTATAGTTAATACATTGAAATATCTAAATCTACCTCCATTTCCGTCAGCATAGTTACCTTTTTTAGTTCCATAGTAATTACCTACTTGTAAATTAGGATTGTCTATTACCTGTTTTTTAGTAGCAAAATATTTCTATATTGCATTATATTCATCTCTAAGATATCCTTTAAAAATACCAATAGTTCTATCGGAAAATCTTCTTTCCGTTCTAGTGTATTTAGCTCCGATAAGTTCCTAAGTATCTTTGTCATATTCATACTCTGAAAATACTGTAGAAGGTAAGAAGTCCTTAACCATCTATATTCCACTAATAGTATGCCAAGTTTTCTTATCTGACATTGTAGGACAAAACAGATGATTGTTAAATCCAAAAGTCATTTTAGATATATAATCTTCTATAGGAGATATACCGAAGTAGTCTCTATTAGTATTCTATAGATTTTCTTCTAAGTTCAGATAGGTACTAAGTTTTATAATGCTAGGTTTACTATTTAAAGTAGCTAGTAATAAAGAGTTAGCAGAATATGGGTTCTTGCTAAGAAGATCTCTTTTACCATTAATATCTTTCTTTAGCCATCTTATTTGGTCAGACATATAGTTGTTCTCTGTAATAGGATAGACTAAGTTGCCCCCTGCTCCAGTAACACTAAATTCTTCTGGTGATGGGTGAGTTCTACCCCAAGCTATAGCCATTTGATTTATTTGAGCTTTGGGGTTTCTAGTAGTAAATATACGGTCAAATGATCTAGCAGTACTACCACCACGAGTAGCTATAGAACTACTTCCATTTTGTGATGCTGTATTAATATTATTAAGTATACTCTTAACAAAAGATGTACTAGGAGTAGTACCATGCCAGAATTGTTTTAATGACTTATAATCAGGTTCTTTAGCATTATTGCTCAACAAATAATCTAATGATAGGTCGTCCATATTTATAGATAAATTGTTACATATATCTATAAATAGTTCTCTGGCTTGTGTATACTGTTCTTTAGACAATTCAGCCCTATTTAATAGGGAATCCAACTTAGTTTTTTTACTCCATATAGCACTTAAAAATTTACTACTGTTAATAGTTCTAGTACCATCTGAGTTAACATCTATCAAATCGGACATAAAGAATGCGTTAGACCATTGTTTTGGTAAACGACTAGTCTTTCGATATACATCTGAATCCTATATTCTCCAATTAAGTTCTTTAGCTATTTGCTCAGTAACATATTGAATTTGCTCATCAGAACCCATAGTTTCTGTTTTACTCAACACTCTTTTTTCTACTATAATAGCTACTAAACTATTTTTAGCACTTTTAACTGTATTAAGTAACTATGTTTTAGTAACCTCATCTATTGGGTCATCTTTGGATGTTAACTTATTATATAAAGTCATAAAGAATGGGTCAGTCTTACCAATATTGTAGCATTCATCTACTATATCTAAGTAACTTTCTACATTCCAAAGATTTTCAAGTACCTTATTCCATACCACATTAAAATCTTCAGATCTTGTAGTCATAAGTAAGTCATCTTCTACCTCTACTAATACCTTTTCTCCAGTTTCTGGATCAAATTCGTATCTTGTTTTCGGTATGGAGTACAATAGTAATTTAGCTTTAAATGCTACATTAGCTTTCTTACTTATTGTGTAACTTTCCTTATCCCAAGTGTTATCTGGTTTACCTGTATCTATATCGTTTTGCTCATCTTGCTAAGCTTCTGGATTATTCTTTTTTATAATACTGAAGTTTCTTAAATAGTCGTCAATCTGCTTTTTAAATACTTCCTTATTACTGATTACGTCCCTTATTAATTGTTCAGTTTCTTCTGGATACATACCCATTTCTAGATTAGTAGCAAGAATATCCTCAAATATATCATCAATCTTTTGAGGCAAGTCTTGTAAATCTTCTATTTTACTAATGTTAAATGTATCCATAACTGTAGCATTAAGAGAATCTACTACAGCATAGAAAGTAGAAGCATCGCCTATAGAAGCTATTTTTTTTAACTGATCTTCTGATACTCCAGGAACATAATAATTTAAGAATCCTCCAAATTTATCATTGAATTCTTTCATTAAAGATTCAGATGGTTTATATTGTTTAAATTCCCCTTTTCGTATTTGTTTAAACAATGTTCTTACTAAATTACCATTTCTGGTTATTCCAAATGCGTATTTGATAGCACTGAATGCTTTTTTGATTCTATATTTTAAAGACTTGAGGAATGGTCTATTTTCATTGAGCATGTACTCTTTAAATTCTTCAGCAAGAGCTTCTTCTATTTCTCTCTTAGTTGCATTTTCAAATTCTGGGTGAAGACTTATATAATCACTATAAACGTTTTCTCTTACTTTATTACTCAATAACAAGTTACTAACATAGTGGAATGCTTCATGATACTCTATTCCCTAACCAGCTTGTTTTGATAAGAATATTCTAGCTATATAATCTTCACCTAATCTATCCATACATGTTTTAACAGCACCATACACTTCAGGAGCTCCAGCCATTCTGAATACTGCTTCAGAAACTATTATATCAGATTCATCTAGCCCTAGTGTGTCATGTAACCATTTTCTTGCCTAGGTTTCATTGAACTTACCTTCACCTTTAAATTGCGAAGCAAGACCTCTTTTAGCCACTTTCATAGCAGCTTTAAGCTGTCCATCTTTTCTAATTATCTACCATTTACCTACTTTATACTTGTATTGGGGAGAGTTAACTTTCATCCAATCTCTAATTTGTTCTTCTGACCAGCTTTCCTCAGTAGAAACATACTGTATAGTAGACTTATTGGTTACTTCTTTCTATTGTAATTCTTTATCTTCTTTTATTTCAGCATCGTGTTTCTAAATACTAGGTTTGCTATCCACTTTTGGTTGTTGTGAAACACTTTCTGTTATCTAAGGTACAGCAACCCCATCAGCATATATAAAAGGAGCTTTAAATATAGTATCTCCCAAGTCTGTTTGAATCTTACCAGTATTAATCATCCAAGCTAACAACGATACAGGACCATGCTCAGTACCAATTCCTAGATCTTCTCTAGTAAAAGATAGATCTTTTAACCCAGCTATCTTATATACTTTCTCATTGGGGAACTATTTGAAATAAGATTTACCCAAATTCACAATTCTTGAAGGTATTGGTTCGAGTAATGCATATTTCTCAGTATTCCAGTGCATGTCTTTAGCTATCTTTCTTATAGCGTTTTTCTTAACTTGCTCTGATACTCTGTTAGGATTGAATTCTACTCTACTATATGTACCATTTGAATTCTTAACTGCATATTGCAAATGAGGTCTATTAGGATCTGTTTCATTATAATATAACATCTTATCTAGTAAGAACGGATATTTCTCACCTACTTCTTTACTTATAAGAGTTTTAGAACCATTTCTAACTATTATATCTAATACATCCTATTCTGCTCCAGCTAGTTTTATTTCACCAACTAATAGCTTATATGCAAGCTCAGCCACTGAATTTACTTTATTGCCAGAACCTAATTCAATATCTTCACCATATATATTTGTATCTAATTTTGCTATAGATAATTGAATCGGAGCGATTGCACCATTAGGAGTTTGTTCTTTCTTAGGTATTAGATATAGTGCACCAGATCTACCTTTGCCTTTACTGTCTACTAATTCAGTATCAGAACCCAGTTTACGTATAACAAATGGTTCAGATACAAATTCCTCAACAGAACCAGTTCCATATCCTATTTCTAGTTCTCCGTTACTAATAGCTTCATCTAAGGCTATAACATTATCAGTAGGTAGATTTAAATCAGAAACTTGGGTTAACTTTCTTCTGAGAGGAGCTTCATCAGCAGTTTTTTGATTATTGAACTCTCCGTTGCTTATTCTTAAACCAGCAGGCTTAACTGTTTTAATTATGTTAGTGGGAATAATTTTATTGGACCCCAAATAAGAGTTTACTATCTTTTGACGTAACGCAATGAGTTGCTCCTTCTGCTATTGAAGCATTTTTATCTGTTCCTGATTATAATTTCCACTAGCAATCTCTTTATCTACGTAATCAGGAGTTCTTAATGATGCTATCATTACTCCATCAGTATCTTCTATAACCAAATGAATAGCTTGTTTATAAACATCTCCATCTCCATATTTATGGTTGGTAACAATAAAGTACTGATTAGTAGTATCTAACCATCCGTTCTTAATTAATCTGCTAGCTAATACAGAACCAGACAATACATCTAATTTCTCTCCTTTACTATTAGTAAAAACTACAGGCTTACCGTTTACTGTAACATTCATCGGTTCTGTAGCATTAGGCTGGAAAAAGAAAGTGTTAGATACATGTTTTACTTTCTATGTCTTTCTGTTAGTTAAAGCGTCAGTATCGTTTACTACTCTCTCTGGATGCTTATTAGCAAAAGCTGTTTCTCCATAAGTCTCTATTTCTATATCCTCATTGGATAATAAGTATTCAGTCTATAAAACATCATCTGACACAAAGGTAGTTCCATTTACGTACACGCCTCCGTCTACTATAGTAATAGGAGTCTGTTCTGGTTCTTGTTTAGACTATTCAACCTAATCTGAAGTAGGAGGAACAGGGTTACTTTCATCCTTAATTACCTACGCTTGTTTCTCAGTAGCTTTTTCTACAACATTATCCTCCAACGGAGTATTGTCCTAAGTAGGTTGTTCTACTTTAGGTTCATCTTCAGTAGATTGTGCTGTTCTATTATTAACATCTTCGGCTTCTAATTCAGCTGGACTAGGTGTACCAATCTGTACAGAACCCAAGTCTGATTGCTATTCTATAACAGTTTCTGTAGAAGCTTGTATATTACGTATTTCCTCTTCTTCTTGTATTCCAGATTGTGTCTACTCTTCTAATGTAGGTTCTACTATTGCTACATCATCTGAACCTGGTTCAATTATTAATTGTTTTCCTTTTCTCTATGCTTCGGCTTCTTCTTCAGCTTTTAATATTTCATCTGCTGTAGATAATGCTCCAACTTGTGGCTCTGAATCCACAATACCTTCTTGAACTGTAGGCTCAGGTTTTACACCTTCTAATACAGGAGATTCGTAAACTTGTTCTTTGGTTTGTTCTTGTTGAGAGCTTTGTTGCTATGCTGATTCAGTCTAAATGTCAGATTGCTCTGGTTCTGGTAATACTTCACCTTCTTCTTCTTTTTCTCTAGTTGCTATTTTTTCCTGAGATTTAGTTCTATTCATATGCTGAACAAACAAAGCATTAGCCATAGCTATTTTATGCTTATCTGTTTGTACTAAATCTTCCATTTCCTTTAACAACTTAGTGTCTTCAAGTATGTCAACTGCATTTTCATAGCTTAGTTTACCTGTTATATATGGCAGTACTTGTTTTTCAATATTATCACGTACAGCCTTATTCATAGCGTAAGCTGTAAAATATTGCTTTATTTCATCACTATTGATAGGATCTTGAACTAAGTTGATGTCATTTATTCCAAGAGTTTTTGATAAAGAATTTATTCGGTCATTTACTTGTTGTGACAAATTATCTATCTCTTTGTCGATAGCTTTTACTCCAGAAATATTTACATGAAGTCCAGTATCTGAAGCTACTTCAGATAGTTGTTTTTTTCTATTTTTAATAGCTTCTTTTAATTCTGACAAAGCTTGTCTTTGCAATTTTAAAAAAGATATATTGTATAGTACTTTACTATATTCTTCTATAGTGGGTTTTTTACTATCATCTTGCTGATCTTTAAATGTAGCATCATATGATTCCTTAGCCTTTTGTAAGAATATTTCATCAAGATTATTCTATCCAGTATCAACTAACTTTTCTAGTTCCTTGGATATATAATCGAAATCACTTTCTGCTTCTTTTAATCTTTCGCTAATATGTACATAGTTCTTTATTATTCTTTTATGATCATCACTACCCCTATCTATGCCTAAGTTTTTCAGATTATCATTCAACGATTTGTTATGATACTCTGACCAAATTTTAGTAGCTAGCTATTTATCTTCTTCAATCATCTAATCAGTTACTCCGCTCTGTTTAAATGATTTCATTGATTCTAAGTAATCAGTAACGTACTTCAAACCTTTACCAGAATTTGTAGCATCCAAGAATACATCCATTTTGTTATCTTTCTCTGCATTATCGTATCCTTTAGCTACAAGCATATTCATATTCTTATCAGAAGCATATTGATTAGCTATATCCTTAATTTTCACAGCGTTACCAGCTATTGGCATTATAAATCCTATAAAACCACCAATATCCATGGCTTTTCTGAGTTCTTCGTCAGTATTTAAGTAGTTATCATTGGATAATCCAAAGTATGCTAAATTGGCTTCTAAACCTAATAATCCAGCTTCAGCAGCTGCTCTTACGGGACCAATACCTTTTTCTCCAATCTTATCATACTCTCCTCTCTGATATCTAGAACCAACCACACTTTGTATACCTTCTTCTGTTCTTTCAGATAACATGGTAATACCGTTAGCCTTAGCAAAACTGCCTATGTTTTCCAATAAGTGTTTTCTAGTTATATTTTTACCAATATTTCCAGATGTTTTTGTTAAAGCTTTAGCAATGGTTTTAGATGCCACTTTATCTAATCCTAGTTGTTCAAATACTCCTGGTACTTCTTCAAGAGGTCTCTGTATTCCTTTTCGTTTAGCTAACTATTTACTTGCGTTATTCCACAATATTTTACCGCCATAAGAGAAAGGCATTGTTTCTAAGTAATCGACATAGCTTAGAGCGTTATTTACATCTCTTACTTCCTATAAGCCATTAAATGCGTCAGAACGTATCGCTTCAAAATCCTATTGATCTGTAGATAAACCTTGTGCTAAACCAGCTTGTAGTGTTTCCTGATCGTCCATGTTATCTACTTCATATCCTAATTTTTCTAATTGTGGAATCCATTGTTGATATACACGGTCTAAGTCTGATTTACCTTCGATTGCACTGGTTAATATTCGTTGCTGATAGTTGTCAAAAACTTCGCTAGCAGTTTCAGAATGTCTATAGTGTTTAGCCATCCATAAGTTAAATGCCTGCTCACCTAGGGCTATAGCTGTAGCTATATGACCAACATATGGAGTTTTAGTTAAAGCACTTTTAACAGCTAAGCTTCTAGCAGCTTTATTAGCTAGTACAGATGCTCCAGTTTGTAAAAACATTAACTCAATTTCAGACAAAGAACTACCTATGTGTCCCAAGTTATAGAACCAAGATTTTGGGTCTGTTATTGATAGTTCAGAGGTATTTACTTTATCTTCAAATTCTTTTGACAAGGAAGCAGGATCATATAACCATCCGCCTTTTTTTAAGGTGTTCTGTCTCTTTAAAATGTCATCAGTTTTATCTCCATACTCATTCTTAGCATTATTTAAAGCCTCAGATAACAATTCTTGCCTCTATTTGTCATCTATTTGCTGTTGTTTAGCGTCCCATAAGAATTGAGTATCATCTTCATTTAAAGCATTATCCTGTAGTGCTGTAGCTATATTATCAAAGGGGTTTACGTTGAATATGTTTTTGTCAGTAAAATCATTTAAAGCAGCTTTTACATTAATCAACATATTACCATGCAAACCTCTATTGTTAGTATCATAGAATATATCACGTATGTATGGATTTGTTTTGGCGCTTTCTTTTATCTTTGGCTCTAACTCATTAACAACTTGAACGGCTTGTCTCTGCTCATCATTCAACGTGGCAGCTTGAGGTATAGAATCTACTATTTGTTTAGCGTTCAAATAAGCCTGAGCCTATTCTATTTCTGGAAGCCATCTAGCCTCAGTCTCCATTAGATTATCTTGTAACTTACTTAAACCTACGCTTAGTCTTTCCTTTCCAATATAATTTACTAAATTTTTAGTATTGTCTAAAAAACTAACTAGACCCTTACCTAATTCGTACATTACTTCCCCGTCGTGTTTAACAGCATTTTCAGGAGACCATTCTACTACAGGCTCTTCAATTTCAGTAGTTAGTTTATTAATATTATATTTTTCTGGTAGATTATCTAAATCTATCATACTAGCATACTGAGACATATTGTCCTTCACTAGGTTTTGTTCCAGTGAAGGAGAATTCAAATCAAATTTATTTTTCTTAGCCATACTTTATATTTTTATTTATCGTCTTCATCTTCATCATCTTCACCAGCGGAATAACCTACACCATACGCATCTCTTTGCGTAGATGAAAATAGCTCTCCTCTAGCTGCATCTGACATAGATAAACGCCAAGCTTGTTGATCTAAGTATTCTGCATTTAACTGACCATTAGGGTCTGGTATTTTGTTTAACAAATCTATTTGCCAGTACATTGTTTCATTACTCATTGAAGAAGAATATTTACCCTCATGTTCATACTCGTCATGATATCCATCATCTTCATTAAAATATCTACCTGTAAGCTATATTTTCTTTTCTCCTTTTTCTACATCTATAGAATATGTGGATTTACCTTTGTTATTATAAATTCTTTTAGCTCCAGATATTATCATATCTCTGTCCGTAATACCTAATTTATCTAATGAACTTTGAGGTATAGCCACAGTAACTATCTGACTACTGTTTGGGGAAACTGTATCCCCATTTTTACTAGGTAAAGTAATGAAGTTACCACCTTGTAATACTATCATGTCGTTTACTCTACCACTTTTTAAAGCCTAACGGAACTTATCTTTACTATCGCTAACGTGCTTTAAACCAGCAATTTCTGTGAAAACATCTGTAGCTAAGTCTAATCCCATACCGTTAGTTATCACTCTTCTCTTACCAAAATCAGTATCTACTTTATCAGAAGATACGCCAGGTATAGTTTCTTGTAGCAAATCATTTACCTTACTATTTTTTAATGGAGTAGACAGTCTGTTCAATATCTCATTAGTGGCATTAGCTAAAGATATATTAGTAAGTTTATTATCAACCATATACTACGAAAATATATCTTTAAATAGTTTTTGGGGAGTATAACTTCTAGCTTCTTCTCTAATTTTGGTTAATTGAGCTTCATATGTATTAGCTGCTAGTTTATCCCCACTTTCTAAAGCCTTTTGATATTTATCATATATCTGATTAACTTGCTCAGAGTATTTTTCTCTAACGTAATCTCTAGTACCAACATTGAATGTCTAACTTCCTGTAGTAGCAATTGATTCTGTTAATCTCATAGGTCTAGAAGTGGGTTGCTGATATTTATTTTTAAGAGAAGCAGCATAATCCAATTTAGCCAACGGATTTAATTCTCTATCTTGATAAGCAAACTCTCTACCAGCTGTAAATAAAGATCTAGCAAACTGTTCTTCAGCTTCCTATTTGCTTAATCCTTGTCTTTGAAGAATTTCTAAATGTTTTTGTGCTTCTGGGGTATTATATATAGAAGATAGATTCTTAGCTAACTCTGTATCTGTTCTATCTGTAGACACACCTCTCCAATCATACATACCTTCTTGCTTAATAAATCCAGGTTTCAGGTTATTGACGAAAGGTTCTACTAATTCTCTTTCAGATTTATAAGCCAATGGAGCAATATCATTATATATGCCACTATTTACTGTATCATAATTAGTAAAATCTACATAATGCCACAACGGATTATATTTACCAGCTAACATAAGTTTCTAATTAACAGCCTATCTCTAAAGTAGTCCTTCACGACTTTGTTGCAACTGACTTAATTCATTATATGGTCTAGAGTTTATAAAAGATTGTATCATCGAACGACCTTCAGCAGTTTTTATCAAATCAGGGTTTGCAGCTAATTGATTCACTATGCCTTGAGCAGCTCCAATCGTATAGTCATAAAATCTTTTTGTATCTACTGCTGATGGTGATCTAAATTCACCCCACTTACTAAATTGGTTTGCTAAATCGTTGTAAGCTTTATCTACTCTTTCGTTATTTGCCTTACCTATAGCATATAGCTATTCGAAAGGAATTGGAGTATACTGACTAATATACTCACTTTCTATTGGTTTATCAAATCTATTAACTGCCATAACTTAATCTACTGTGTAATTCTTTTAATTGTTTGGACGTCATACCATATTCTAAATACGGCAACATAGCTTCTAACATTGCCCAATCTCTGTTCATTAAACGCTTGTCTCTACTGATAGCTTGCAATCTTGTAGATAAATCACCATAACCTTGTCTACGTATATTTCTAGCTGTAGCATCGTTCTAAACCTGTTCATTAGCTGCTATATGTCTTGCATTAGCATACTGCTGCCCCCATTGATTTGCTATCTGTGCATTATTAAATGCCATTTGATTTTCAGCATTATTCTTTTGAGAGTATGCGTCAGCTATTGCATTGTTTCTATTTACTGCTGATTGTATACCAAACGCCATGTTAGCTCCTGTATATGGATTTATATTAGCCATGTTGTATCTTGCTATAGCATCACTAGAAGCAATCTAATTAAGTAAAGGATCTATGTTATATTCGGTAGGACCATAAACTGGGTCATATGTATAAGTATCTACTTGTTCTGGTCTACCTGCTGATATATTACCTATAGGACCAGCTAAAGCAGCTAAGTTACTCATTAATCCTCCTAAATTAGCAGGAGCTATTGCATCCTATACTCCAGCACTAGACGGGGTTAATTTTCTATTAACGTTTATTTTACCAGGATTACCAGTGTAATTAAAATAAGATCCTCTTTCATTAGAAGAATCTACATTACCTATTGGAGCATTCACTGTAATAGGTGTTCTACTAAAGTCTTGAGTATTTCTGCCAAATCTAGTTTTATTAGGAATACTTTGAGACTCTCTGCTTTTAGCTGTAGCAAACGTTTGTCCAATTTTATGCCAATCTCCATACTTTTTATCCGTCATCAAAGCTTTAGCTTCTTGCACAGTAGGTATTACTCCTTTATTCTTACCTAAATAAGTAGACATATCACCGTATTTACCACTATAAATATCCTTTATATCCTGATCTGTAATATTATTAACCCAGTTAAGATATTCAGGTTTATAATTGTTTGTAGTACTGTCCCAATATGGAAATTTACTCATATTAGTATTATATTTGTAAGGTTTAATTCTAGGTGAAATGCCATTACTATCTGTACCTTTACTATACTTATTAGCTTTATTAGAAGCTTTGTTTTTTACTGACTCTTGTAATTCTAATAGTTCTTGATAAGCCAGTTGATTATTAAGCTCATTTAATCTCTTACTATTCTGAGCATAAATATCACCACCTTCTTTTGCTTTTCTCATTAATTTCTTTCCCATTTCAGCAAATGTCTTTTTAGTTCCTGGAACTTTTAACTTGTCACTTAGTACCTGAGTTCCTACTGGTACATTAAGTAAATTAGAATCAGTTGGTTTACCTTCCTCTGGTATTGAGCCTATTGTACCATCTGGAGTTCTAATTAATTCTCCATCATCTAAGTAAGCCATAGTAGATGGAACAACACCACCTTTAGATAGTGATAAATTATTATAACCATTGTTCATATAGTAATCAGAAGCTATTTGTTCTGCATTGGATCTAGCTTGTATGCCGTTTCTTATCTTAGCTCCTCTATTCTGTAAGTATCTCTTACTATGACCAAATAAGCCAGCTATACCAGATGGATTAGTAACTTCACCTGTTTGTTCATTTACATCTCCACCAGTTCCCATAGAAGATGTTATTAAACCTAATCCTCCTCCTATAATAGCTCCAGGTACTCCAAACTGAGCACCTGCCATAGCTCCACCTGCTACTCCACTTAATATACCACCAGCTGTAACCTAATTTCCCTATGTGGCATTACCTATCATATTTAATCCTGCACCTATTGCATCAGTAATCTAATCTACTCCGTATGCATATTTAGGTATGTTTATTTTCTTTTTCATATTATAGCATAGAATATCTATAAGTTGTCTTCACATAAGGAAGCTTAAACTCTTTGTTATTATTACAATCGAATGTATAATTACATATCAAATATTTTCCTCTCATTCTACCAGCGTAAGACATATTAGTCTATTCCTATTGATATGGGTCATTCTATTTTTCTCTACCGATTGGAAATCTATAATTGTCCTCTCTATGATCTATATTTTCCCAATTAATTGGTTCTGTTTCCTAAGTTTTAGTAGTGAAATATATGTTCTTTAATATCTTAGTTTGATCCTAATTAGTTGGGTCTGTAAGATCTGCGTACATCCATTGGTTATCAAATACCTTAGTCTGAGCCATATCTTTATTAACTACAAATCTAATATAAGAAACTCTCTCTTCTTTTACTTCACTATTTACATCATACATATTATGTAAGTAATAACAATTATTATTCTTTATAGTAACAAGTCTAGTAGAAAATGGGAAGAACCAATTTGGATTATGAGTATAGAATGATGTAAATACCCCTAATTGTTCATTGAATATAAGAGATCTATCATATACTCTGAACCATACTTCATTGTATTTCTTATCGTAAAATGATACTGGATTAGTTCTAGCTTTATCTGGTAAACGATTAAGGTAAGTTTGAACAAATTTAACTTTAGACAATTCATTAAATCCGTTACCTAATGAGCATAACACATTCTTATCAAGATCATACCAGTATATAGTAGTCTCTGAATTAGTAATACTCTTATCGTTTACTATACTATCTCCATTTAGTGTAACCAAGTAGTCAAATCTAGTAAGTATACCACCTGTACCTAATACTAATGCTCCAGCGTTATTATCGCTTATAAGAGATCTATCATTTACTGATGCTATTCCAACTGCACTATCCTAAAAATAATATAACCTATTTTTAAATACTTTTAAGTTAGTTATTGGTCCATAAGAACTATCTACATCTAAATAATTAGCAAACTTGAATTTAGTCCAACTATCTGTTTGTTCGTTATTTGTCTTTAACTCAGAACATGTAATTCTATTAGAACTCTTAATATCATCTTCAGCATACATAGACTTTTGTATATAGCTTTTACTAGTACTAGAACTAGAATATGCCGCATTGTATGCATACATAGGTACACTCTATGCAGATATAGTATTCAGAGTTCCAGGTTCTGTAGTATAATATATATTGGCAGAACCAACTGTAGTTCCTGTTCTAGAAGGCAATGTTTCTTGGCTGAAGTGAGTATCATTTCTATAATATAAGTTAACACTAGATTCCAGCGGTATATAACATCCAACGTATCTCTTATAACCATTCATATCAGTAGATACATTCTTAGTAAACAACAAAGTATGTGAATAGTCAAATACTCCTAAGTAAGTATCTCCACCAAAGCAGATAGGATTATTATAGTCATCCCAAGTAGGTTTTACATAAGTATTAGTACTTATATAGACAGAGTTTTGTCTATTAGCATAAGTATCACCACCATATTGTGCAGCTCTTTTCTTTATATTGACAAATAGCACAGCATTGTAAGAATATTTAGATCCATATGGAGTTCTTGATATTCCATTATATGTATCGTATAAGTTATTAGAAGTAACTACCATGTTAACACCATGAGGACCCCAAGCTTCATACGATCCTATTGACCAGTTAACATAAGAGTATTTGTCTATATAATCTATATAACCTTTAGCTCCTTCTAAATCTGTGTAAGGTGATATATTAGTAGTTTTTATAGCACTATTAATATCAAATGCAATTCTATTATTAGAATTCTAGTAGTTAGCGTATTCTTTAGTAAAGAATTGATAGTATTTACATATACCTCCACTTTCTTCATCACCATTCTATTCAAATCCGTCTAGTATACCATTTTCTAATCTTGGTCCATCTCCAGCGTGACTTGCTTCTGAAGCTATACCACCAAATGGATTCTTTTGATATCCTGTATTAGTAATATTTATTACTCCAGTAAAAGGTATACCGCATCTATGGTGTTCGTTGCCCGCATCATTACAATAGGTAGCACACATACCACAATATAAAGGGACGATTTTAGCATCAGATGTTATTATCTATTCAGACTTTTCTTTATTGAAACATATTTCAGGGCTTACTAAATCAAACACTCCGTTAGTGTCAAATGGATTTTGTAATTGTTTCTCTTGTTGCTCCATTCTATTATCCTGAATAACGTAATACCCTTGAGCAAATGCTGTATCTTTAGATGCTGAGAATGTAGGCATAATAGCTGGTCTTCTATCCATAGGACCTAAGGTGTGTCTACTATAAACATAATCATCAGAATTTGCCCACCCGTTATATCTAATTGTTCTATTTAATAAACCTTGAGCTACTACTGTTCTATCAGATATAGTACGGTCACATCTTACAATTTCGTATGCTGTTACGTCTGTAGGTATATTGCTTACTTGAAACTGAATACCAAGAGGATGTGATACTAACTCATAGTTACCGCTTCCATCTACAGTTCCACCAAAAGTAAAAGGCTCATATCCTGGAATATCTGCCGATGGGAATCTAATATCCCCTATCCAATGTACTGGAGAAGGAATATTTTTATTATTGTAGAATACTATACCAAATCTATATACTTCATCTCTTTGATAACCTAAGAAGTTAGCAACATAAAATGGATCACAATAATTTCTTATTCTAGATCCAGGAGTACTAATATTAGAAACAGCTACTATAGAATTAGTTTCTGGGCATCTTAATTGTATACTATTTGTAGTTCTACGCATAGAACTCAATTCGAGGTTATATCCAATAAATGGTTTATTGCTTTCTCCATCTGATACTGTAGAACCATCTGATTCTATTAGGTCTGCAATAATGAATCTATAAGATATGTTAAACCCTTTTCCACCTCTTATCTTAGCGGTTACTGGTTCTTCTTCTAATTCATCTGTAGCACTAACTTGTACATCAAAACCGTAAGCATACTCGCTATCTACATCATTGGGATAGACAGTCTGACTATTCATAGGATTTATACAGTCGTGCTATTTAGGAATAATTACATCATTTAGTGGATCTAATATTTGTTTAAGTGGGAGTTCAATATTATCAGATATACTAGAGTTTAACTTAACAATTCCTTTACTATTACATCTATAAGCTCTAGCATCATAGTCTACATCCCAAGTTAATTCCTGTATATTAGAAGCAAATAGTCTGTTGTTCATTTTAGCTATGCTCTTAGCATTGAACTCAAACGGTACTAGATCATTAAATTCCTCTATACTTAATTCACTAATATAACCAGTACCATTATCATTATAAGTAAATGTTACAGTGCCAGATTCTGATTCTGGTAAGTCACATTCATTTACTATATATATTCTAGGAGCTTGATTATTAGTTAAATGTTGAATGCTTATTATTCTTACTCTTTCAAATCTACCATCATTAAACATAGTAGCTTTTAGTAAACAACCCTTATCTGTCATAGTATCTTTAGGATCTCCATTCACAGTCTTAGATCTGTTACTATTATCAGATATTATTGGTATCATTGCACTCAATGACGATGTAGCAGTCTCACTACCATGTGTAGTAAATAATTGGTAACAATACTATACCATACCAGCTGGTAAACTACCAGTAGTCATAGATTCTAGTATAAATGGGGCTATAGTAGAACTAGGTAATAAATCGAAGTAGGTGTTATCAGTAATGTGATTAGATTTAGTAGTGTTATATTCTTTAGATATATTGACGCACTTAATAGCTGACACTCCATCAGATATGTATATCTTACTTACACTCTCAGTTTCGTAATTACTAACAATAGCTACCTTTTTAATTAAATCCATTTCTGCTGATACTACTAAATTCCAGGTTGGTTTAATACTATCAAAATCAGTAACAGCATAGATGTTGTTAATATAATCTCCTTCGTATAATTCTTTAGTAATAACTATACCACATTCTTCTACTATACCTTTAGCTTTATTGTACCACCTAGTGACTGCTGTACCTAGTATTATTTCCGAAGCACTCAATCCGTTTTCATACTGTCTTACGTCTTCTATATTCTATAGAACTCCAGTAGTACCAGCATTGTCAGTGAGTAAACGAATATTTTCAGCCCATCTATATTGATTATTTCTCAACATACTGATGTCTGAATCCATATTCATACCCCCTTCAAAAGTGTTTACTTGACTATTTATTTCCATAAGTTACTAAAGTTCTAATTATATATATGTTGTCTATCACCAGTAGCACTAAAAAATGTATCATGCTCCATTACTTCTGGCACTAGAGTAGTCCAAGTATTCTTTATGCTTTCTATTTCATCTGCATTAGGCATCAGAGATTCAGCATAAGCTTGTTTTCTATAGAAGTTCCATGAACTTTTAGCATCATAATATATATGCTACGGTTTATTTCCTTTAAAATATTCGATATACAGTAACTTCATAGCAACGTACCAATAAATGGCTTCAAAGTAAGAAGGATTATCAGGTATCATTGGCATTCCTTCTTCATCTGTATATGTAGCATAGTATGATAACTTTAACCAACCTTCTGGTATATTACAAAAGATATAGCCAGGTTTGATATCATACTGTAGAGAATTACTAAAATTAGTATTATTAGCTACTCCCATTATTTTACCATTACTGCTACACACTGTATATTGATTTAGTAAAGCACTAAGTGTAGATCTTAGATTGTCATCTTCATTTAATTTGTCTAAAGCTTGTCTATCATTAGTAAGATTAAACATATTTTTTACCATTGGTATTAAAGCTTCATCTTGTACTAACATATCACAGCAAGACTATTCACAAGACCTACTATAAACACTAAATGCGCTAGTTGTTTTTCTCATTGGAAGCCAACCACCGCAATCACAGAATGAAAATGCTACTGTATTCAATTTTTCTAAGTCACAAGGTAACTTAGCTTGATAACCTTTTAGTGGTATATTAACCACTTTATGATCTAGCTAATTTACAGAACCTATCTTTGATACAGCTTCTCCAATCCATTCCTAAATATCTGTTATTTTTATATCATCCTCATCCATTCCTAAGTCAGCTATTACTTTAGCTATAACAGCTTTTGAGGATACCATTTTATATATCATAATTCTATAATTGGCTAGTTAAATTTCTTCGTAATCGTGTATTTTATTTTTTATAAGCTAAGCTAGATGCCTTTTATTAGCTCTAGTTAAAGTAAGCTAATACTTACTCTTATTTGCTACTATCATATCCTATTTGTTCCAGTAAATTCGATATTTAAACCAATCTGAGTGTTCATTAGTCAAATACACTAGCTTTCCTAATTCTTTTGTAGACTTGTAGTCAATTCTAAGACTTCTACCGTCATAATGTTTAGGTTTGTGTTTTACTATCTATATTGACCCAAGTCTATATGGTAACTTTACTTCTTTACTATTTTCTAATAGTTCATCTCTAATATACTAAAAGTAGTCTGTTACTATCTATCTATAAATAGAGTATGGTATATCATACACTGTATCTGGTTCTATACTACTTAAATAGTTATTATAGAATGAAGGAATAGTATAAGAAGCTGTTTTATTCGCTGATTTATTTAGTTCATTCATCTTCTTACTCTTCTATTTACATTAGGATTATAAACATTCTATAAGTCATCTTTACTGTTATTAGTAGTATCAGAAGGTTGCATACTCATAGTTCTAAAGTCTTTTGCAAAGATCATATCTTTTATTGTACCCCACATAGCTGCTGGTAAAGGATACTCGTCTGTTTCTGGGTTGTAACATAGTTTTAAATCAGTAGGATCTTCTGCTATTATTTCTACTTCTATATATTCTAACTGATTAGCATCACCCTCTACATATATTCTATTGCCTTTAACATATGCTATGTAATCTTTGCATGTATACTTTCTGTATCTCTGTAGTTTCATCTTAGTTTCAGACCCTAGCTATATTAAATTACCAAACATATCTTTTACAGATACTACTCCAGGTCTAAAATTAAAATCTATTAATGTAGGCAATTCTTTGTCTCCTATATATTCTAGATGACCAGTCTCTTCTTCTACTTTATCGAGATGCATCTTAATAGTCTGAGTATATAAAGGATTTACTGTTCTACCTTTATCTATGTCCTATTTTATAAGCATTGCTCGATAAGACTTTATCCATATTTCAATCTGATGTCTACTTAGCTTTTCACTTTCAGTTATCTGATTATTTCTAGCTTCAAGTAATACATCCTGAACAAGCTCGTTTAATGTCATATTAATATGTATTAATTATAATTATGATAGTGATTAAACGCATTTTAAGGCTCACTGTGTGATTTTAATATAAGGTAGGTACATTCCTACGTTGTAACTAATAGCTGTTCCTAAAACTAAGTATAATAAAAAAGGTAGACTAAATTGTCTACCTTATCATTACGGTTTGTTTTGAGGAACTGGGAAATTCATAGCTGGTGGTTTAGGAAACCCTCCCATAAACATCTTCTTAGCTTCAGCTATAGTATTCTTAATATCAGTTATCTCATTTTTAATATCGTTTATTTCTTTACTATTATCTATCTACGGTGTAGTAATTTGTGGTTCTATTTCAGCGTCTAACTAATCTAAGATAGTTTTGCACTTTTCCATTTCTTCATCATATTTAGCAGCTGCTTCTTTCTTAGCTTTAAATTCGTTGTAATTCTATCTAACCATATTAGCTATTTCTGTTTTATCTGTAGCTATAGTAAGACCGATAGAGTTATCATTAATTATTGACTTATCCTATGGAACTGATAATTTCTTAGATTCCCCGTTACAACTAACATATATATCTACTAGTTTTCTTCTATTCTATCCAGGTAATGCAAACTAACCTTGAGGTAAAGGTTCATCGTAAGGACCTGAAACCTAAGTAATAGAACCGAGACTATAAACAGTAGTCTTTTTAAAAGTTCCTAGAACTTCTAATACATGGACGTGATCTCCAATTTTTAATTGATTGAATAGCATAATGAATTGGTTTAAAGGGCTACCGTTAAGATAGCCCTGTTTCGTTATTTAGTTTACGCTGTAGCTGGAGCTACAATGTGATTTATAGTTTGAAATACGCCAGTACGTTTGTCATAATATATTAAGTATTTGTTACCAGTTGAAATTTCTTCGGTAGGCATTTGCTCTCCAGAACCATTTAGTAAAGCTTTACCACTATTAGCATTAACACTAGCAGGATTAGATGATACCTGGCTAGAACTAACAGAAGTAGCTACAGATACTAATGATCCTTCGCTAGCACCAGTTGCTGTATGATTGATGTTAAGTAATATCAATCCTCTGCAAGGCAACTATCTCCATTGAAATGGACATATACCATATGTAACAGTATTGTTAGTGGTATCTACATTAGAGAATATTGTATCAAGAGTAGGTATACCACCTTGATCAATACGTCTTATTCTATAAGGATTAAAGAAAGGGTTAAACATAATTACCTCCTTTCTTATTAGCAAGCACAACCGCAACCGTCGTTATATCCGTAACCGTAACCGTAACCAGTAAATCCACCGTTACATCCGAACGGGTTGCATGTTAAATAAGCTGGAACTGGGCATGGACGCAATTGGTTAACAATATTAGCAGTTTGAGCAGATTGTGATAGACCTAATTCTAAGGCTGATTTTTCAGCACGCAATGTATCTATCTTATTCTGCATTTCACGCATTTCAAGTTGACAGAACTTGTCATTAATTATCTGAGTCTGTGCATCTATCTTAGCACCAATTACATTGAATTTACCAGCATTATCTGTCATCAAGTTATTGAAACCACCAGTAATAGCATTTTGCAAGCTATTAGTTTGCTGACAGATAGCCAAACGGTTATCGGCATCCATCTTAGTTAAATTCAAGTTAACTGAATCAATAGAACGCTGTGTCTAGCAGCAGCAGTTAGCCAATTGAGAAGCTAAGTTAGCATTACCTGAAGTAATAGCATTTATAACTTCACAGCTAGACAATTTGCAGTCACAAGAAATCTGATTTACACCAGAATTAATCTGACTCAAAGCATTCTGAATAGATGTTACGTCACAGTTCAAAGTAGTAGACAAAGAGTTAATAGCGTCTTTGTTACCGTTAATTGCCTGCATTAACAAGTTGGTGTTAGCATCTGTGTTCAGTTCAGAAGCTAAACGTCCAGCAGCGTTACCGTCTCTACCGAAACCATTGCCTCCGAATCCACCCCAGCAGAAGAAGATAAGGATGATCCAAATCCACCACCAACCACCGTTGCCACCCATGCCATTATTATTCATCATAGCCATTAAAGCAGCAGGGTCCATACTTTTATTTGCATTCTGCATTAAAGCAGCTACGCCTGCGTCAATACCGCCAGCGTTTTGTACATAAATTTTTCGGGTTCGTACATAGTTATAATTTTTTGATTAATTAATATCTTGATATTCTTCTTTCACGCATATCACGAATAGGTTCGTATTTGCGCATCATTTGTTCTTCTCGCTCTCTTTCATGGTCGAAGTATTCGTCATCATCGTCATCTTCAAATCTATAACCATAATGCATTCTTCCACTTCTACCTCTGCCACGTCCTCTACCACCACGAGCGTATCTGTATTCCACTTCTTCGTCTTCATCATCTTCAAACATGAGCATTGATTTACTTTCTTTACGAAGTTTGTCACACATAACATAGCAATAGTAATACCACATCTTACCTTCATCAATGTCTTTATCATTTATCCAGGCTTTTGTAAGTTCTACAAAATATTTAATGTGATCGCCATTTGTCATATTTACTACTGCACGATAGTAATCTGAACGTACCATATTGAGAGCGACGTACCAATCATACTTATTAAACTTTTCACTTTTCAGATTGATTCCGTATTGATTGGCGATTGAAGTAGCTTCTTCTAAACTCCAATGTTCTCCACGAGAGCCATCTTCATTTTCCATCTTTGAGACTGCTTTCAGTGCCTATTCTTCATTGAAGTGTGGACCGTACATAGCCTCATGACGTTCTATTTTCAGTCTTTCTCTCATCATATTGAATATTTTAATTATATTACTAATAAAGTTCATTTTGATAATTCAACTATTCTAGTATTTTCTATTTTGATTAATTTATTACTGTTATCTATTTGGTACTTATAAATAGTTTTCTTTTTAAAATCAAAGTGAAGGAGTCTCTAGAACCAATTCTTATACTATCTTTTGTATATTTTTTTCTAACCTACAAACACTGTTTGAGAATTTCTAATATCTAGATGATGTTTAAGGAGAGTATCTTTTCTACTTATAATAATTGATGTTAAACTATTTGGTTTGATTTCCACTTCAAAGTCATTTGATTTGACTACTACTGTAGTATCATGTACTATTTCTTGCTCCTATATCTGCACTTGAGATAGCTCCTTCTCTTTGATTTTTAATTTCTTCTAAGTAGCTTTTATTTTCTATATTAAGCTATCTTTGGTTTCTTTATATTCATTTAAAGTAAGCTACAATACTTGATTCTACTTAATACTTTCCGCGGTTTGTTTCATGTAGAATTCGTAATTATTAGTTACTCTATCTATTTCTAAATTCTTCTTTTGTAGCTAGTCATGCTAATAAAACAAAATAGCAGTGAGTATCGAAATGACAATCACTGCTATTATTTTGTAATACTTTTTAAACCAACTGACAACTTGTAGAATTTTATTTTTTGCTAAGCTTATCAGTACTGGTATCATTTGTAATAGTATTAATATTTTTCTAGTCTTCTATTATATCTGAAATATCAACATCTAGGTATTTTTCTGCTTTAGATTTTATTATCTTAGAAAGTAATTTTGTTATTATTGAATTAGGCTTTAACGCTTTACGTGATTCTAATAATGATATTATTTCTGCAAAACATACAGCACCCGCTGCAACTTTAGCTAGCACCAGATCTGCATATGTCATAAATATAAACTTATCTAATAAAGTAAACCCAGCAATCATTACTGATGCAAACATTAGTTTTTCTAAAGTATTCCATAACTTACCAGATTCAATATCTTTGTGTCCTGTGAATTTTTTATATACTTTATACCCATAGATTAAGTCTAATATTATGAACAGAAATGCAGTGCCTATTAAAGGCATAGCTGGAGCTATTATAGTTGCAATCCCAGTACACCAACCTAATATAGATTGGTAACCGTTAGCAAATATACGTCTAGCGAGATTCATTACTTGTACACTTCTACTTAACACAATCATTAATTTTTTCTGAGATTAATGCTAACATGCCACTAGCTAGCATGTGAAAATACCTTTGACATTTTATTTATGAAACGTCTCCTGTATGTATATGTTACTATAAGTAAAAGTATATACAGGAGATGTAATAGCTCTTTTGCTAACTCAATCTATATTATATACTGACCAATCTAATGAATCTTTCAAAGCCCATCCAGCTGTCAATGTAGTAGTAACATGATCCATAGCTTTCTGATAAAAGTCAGTCAATTCATCAACAGTTTCAAATGTATAATATATTGGATACTCGCTACCAAATTTAAATGTAACAGGTAAGGATTGACCATTGGTCTATACTGCTAGGTCAAATGCTGATTTATAGTTAAATTGATTTTCTTTAGACAACCACACTGGCATATTTTTCCATACAAATCCAGAGTAAATCTAAGTATCTATTCTATCATTGTACCATTTTAATACTACATCTTTTATTTCTTCTAATGAAGGTTTGTGATTAAATTCAGCCTCTAAGAATGATACACCTGTTTGTTCCTATTGCTCTTCATCGTTTTGTTTAAATTCTGGCTATATATCCCAACGAATTCTATATTTGTTCAATTTGTTATTTATGCACTCTATATATTTAATATCTGTATTACTATAACTTCTCATGGCTTACTTATTTAACTTTCTTATATTTATACATATCATTTGGTCCGTGCTTCTAGAACCATTTTATACTTACTCCAGTAATCTTTTTAAACAAATTACCAGAGTGAGCATGCTTAGCTAAACCGTAGAAAGAAGATATTAATATTCTTTTTCTCTTTTTACTTTTTATGGTTTTAATCTTTTTGGCAAATTTCTTTTTGATTCTTTTTCTAATAGCTATTTTACCATTACCATAAACTCTATACCCTAGAAAGTTTATGTCTCTATTATTAATGCAATACAACTGATCATTTGGTTTGATATCTAAATCAGCTTTTGATACGCACTACTTTAATATATCTATTATAGGTGTTAACTACCAAGGAGTTGCAGCTTGAAATAATTCATCATCGCAGTATCTTCTGTAGTACTTAACACCATATTGATCTTTTAATTTATGGTCTACATAATAGTTCAATAATAAGTTACCAAGAGCTTGTGAAGTACGTAGTCCTATAGATAATCCTTTTGGTAACATTGATACACATCTATCTAATAATATTATAAGTTTCTTATCTTTGAAATATTTTCTAATAACTTCCATCATAATTACTTGATTTATTTTCATATAAAACTTACGAATATTACATTTGTATACATACTTAGTTTCCTAAGGATTGCTTTTAATATCACGGACCATTCTATAGAATAAATAATGTAATCCTCTACCTTTAAGACCAGCTGCTGAATCTGCTATGAACCGTTTCACTAAATGTTTTTCAACAACTCTCATTATAGCATTTAAAGCTATTCTTTCTCTTAAAGGTATCACTTGTATTATTCTTTCTTTTCCCCATTCATAAAGTTTGTATTCTCTGTAACTACTAATTTTAAAAGTAGCTTCACTTATTTCCTTCTATAACTGTTGTATTACTAATTCCTTGTTTTCCATTAAGTATATTCCAATTGCAGAAGTTTTTCTCTTAGTACCTCTCATAACGTAATTGAAACTTTCTAACATATTAGAGTATTCAATTATTTCTTCTATTATATATCCTTCTCTACGCATATTTCCTTCAGTTTCGCCATCTACCTTCTTCGAGAACTAACCTACCAAACGCATGATGGCACGCACGTGATTTTTTACTTCTTTCAGTATTTCAGAAAGTTTAGTAAGGCTCGGTCCGTTAGGCATAATAGCCTATATGGTTCTGACTGCGTTTCTGTTTGCAAGACGGGAACTAATGTTCGAGTTAGTATTCGAATCTGAGTTGTTCGTATTCAAGTAAGCTACACTCTCATTAGCATTCGAGTTGTTGTAAGAACGTTGAACTACTTTAGTTTCCTACGGACCTCTACCCATGTTTTAGTAATTTTTATTATAAAGCTTTAAAAGTTTCTATATCTTTTTCTTCTATGATAGTACCTCTGAAGGCAAGACGGGAACTAATGCCCGAGCTAGCATACGAATCCGAGTAGTCCGCACTCAAGTAAGTCACACCCCCACTAGCAGCCGAGCCGCTGCCAGAACGAAAAACCACCTAATTAGAACCTCCTGAAAAGTACTAACCATCACAGAAGCCAGTAGAAGTTGTTCCAGAAGTAGTATTAGGTTTCATAACAAGATCTAAATGCTCTCCAAATACCATTACAGTAGGATAAAATGTACCTGTATATTGGTGAGCTTGAACTTCTCTGGAACTACCGTCATCCTCTACTATATAAAATTTATAATCAGTACCACCATGATTAAACGTAGCATTGTCAATAAATTCGTATTTATTGCCCCACCAGTTTTCTAATCCTAAGAAGTTTATGCTACCACGATTTCCTGTTGCAGAGGCTGATGAATCATTCATACCTAAACTATTAGTAAGTCCAGTATTCTTAGTATAAGAATTAGTACCACTACCTATAGTAGCTTGGCAATTAGTATTACCATATAATGCGTAATATAACACTCCTACAATGCAATAGTGTTTCCATTTAACAAGAGTGTATCCAACACCATTCGTTCTAGCATATGACTTAAAATCTATTTGTGAAACACTACCAGTAGATGGTTCACCTGATATACTAAGCAATTGAGAACCATTGACAACGCCTTCATAAGCTCCAATTAAATCGTTACCATCCCACTCTTTCCATGTACTATCTTGCTATCTATTAGAAAATCCTATCTTCCAAATATTAGTACTAGTTTCAGTAGCTTTATACCAAAATCTAGGTATTCTAACAAATACTCCATGATTAATACTTCTAATGTAAGCAGAGGAGCTAGTTAAATTATCATAGAATTTAGTAGTATCATTATCGCTTAACTGGCATATAGTAACCTACTTATCTCCAGTTTTCTTTGCAACATACCTATGAGTGTTATTACGTATCCACTATAATATAGTACCATTAACATCTCCTGATATCATAGTATTAGGATCTGTCACAGTTTGATCTATTGTGATTTCGTCATATTTTACATACTCAATATTTATAGCTCTTATCTATTGTGAAGCTGTATATTCTAAGCTTTCTGTAGTAACAGTATATTTGTCTATATCAGGAACTGATACATAATATTTAACTCCATACACAATTCTTGTAGTTAAGCTGCTGCCAGTAGAAGTAGCTATAACTTCATCGTTGTCTTTATTTTTAATATTAATCTAACCAGAATGGGCTACTCCGTCTTTTTTAACGGATACTGTTACTTGTTCTTTTCCGTAGAAATCACTATTCAAATTAGCTAATGCTAACTTGTCTTCTTTACTCATCCATCCATCTGTTGTAGTAGTAGCATTATCTGCTATTTCACTAGTCAACCAACTTATATTACTACTACCATCTACAGCTTTAGCAGTCTTACCAATAGTTAAGTTTCTACTAGTACCCCATTTAGAAGTAGTAATATTAGCACTACCATTAAAGTCAGTACCATTAATCTATCTAGCTATTTGCAATTTGGAAGCACTTAATGCATTACCTTGTATCTATTGGTTAAAGTAGATTATATCACTAAATGTCTTTTTACCAGCTATTGTTTGAGTACCGCTTAAAGTAACAAAATTACTAGTATCTACACTTTCAAGTGGTGTATACCCTAATGCTGTTGTTACATTAGTCTTGTTAATACTTATAACACCTCCATCTGCCAATGATATATTACTACCTATTTTAACACCACCTAGTGTTTGTGCTGTAGCCGCTGGTAGTGTATAAGCATTAGCTCCCTCTGCAATACCGTCTAATTTAGTTTTATCAGCAGCAGACATAAAACCGTCCTTACTAGTAGTAGCAGCTACAGGTTTATTTTTAATATAATCATCTGAATTGATGTCAGTTTGATTCCAATCAGATTGTACATTTACCTCTGCTCCACTAGCTATACCAGCTAGTTTATTCTTTTCATTAGTAGTATAATCATTGGTGCTAAGACCTTTACCTACTATCTTATCTACTTTATTAGACTCTGCTATAGTAGCTCTAGATATCTCAGCTTCTATCTTACTATCAAGTTCACTAATACTATCAGTAACTCCTGATAAATCTACACTAGTATTGATAGTATTATCGTCAGTAATAGTTACACCGCTTCCTGCTTTAAGCTTATTAGTAAGATCATTATAATTACCAGATGTAGCTACAGCATGTAAATCAGCTTTATTTGCTTTCTTATTTATTTCAGTGTTTACAGTTTGTATCTGTGTATTAACATATGAAGTATCTGCCTTTGTAGATACATCTGGTATTTCAGTTTTTAATGCATAATTACCTTTAGGTTGATAAGTACTAGCAGCGTCTGTTTTAGTTAAGTAACCACTAAGATCTACATTAGCAGTATAAGATCCTATGATTTCCCACTCATTGTTAACATACACATACTCTGTATACTTATTTGATTCAGTAGATGTCTCACTTAATACTAAATAAATCTTACCTGGTTCTACATCCTAAGTAGGTAAAGAATCAACTATTTTATACAATTGCACATCAAGAGTAGAACTTATAGTATTATTTTCAATCTTAATCCCAGAACCAGCTGTAAGTTTATCTTGTTTAGTTTGATTAATAGTGCTTACTTTACTATCTACTTCTGTTTTATTATAAGTAGTAGATTTATCAGCTTTAGTTGCTAAAGCAGTATTAATTTCATTAGTATGAGTAGCAATTTTAGAATCTAATGCAGCTTCTGCTTTGAGAGCTCTTTGTTTTTCAACCTCTATAGCTGCATTTCTATCCGTTACCTCTTTCTGAATAGCTTGAGTATTGCTAGCTATATTATCAGCATTCTTTTTCTCAGCAGCTCTAGCAGTAGTAGACTCAGCACTCAAATCACGTGTAAGTTTATTATCAGCATTAGTAGACCTAGTAACTTCATCTTGTAACTTACCAGTTAACTCATCTATTTTACTATTAATACCATCGACATCTATATCACCTCCTTCTATTGAAATAATGGCTGATATAACATTATCGTCAGATATTTTTATATTACTACCAGCTATTAACTTCTTTTGATATTTAGCTTTTATATCATTAATAGCATTCATTATGCTACTATTACTATCATATAGTTCTTGATATAATTGCTGAAGGTCTACTTGCTTAACAAAGTCTCTAAAATCGTCAGAAGTAACTATACCAGCAGAAACATCACTAGCTTTAGGTAATGATATAGCAACAGTGGTAGTATCATATTTTGCGAGTACCATTTGTACTTCATTGGGGTTAGAAGTTCTAAATGTAATATTCTTAATCACATCTTTTACTTCTTCATCATCTACTTTACTTTCTACTTGTTGCACACTTGCCTTATCATTAAGCAGCTAGTTTACCTATACTTTAGTATAGTAATTACTTAAATCTGGTACACCTCCAGAAGCTGCTAATCTTACCCATTCTATACCATTATGGTATTTAATACTACCACCATAAGGGTTATCAGAAAGATCAACCCAGTAGTCAACTTCTACTGGGTTAGGTTGTGTATTAGTAGCAAAAAATCTTACTGTATCCATGCTTTAATATATTATGCAGCTGGAGCTTCTAGTGCAGAAACTCTAGCAGTTAATGCGTCAATTAAATCTTTTAAAACTTTACCTTGTGCTGCTGCCAAAGCATCTACTATACTAGTACTTGTTAAAGTATTATTAACAGTAACCTTAGTATCAGCAGTAGGTGGAGTATAACCCAAAGCAGCAGTAACATTTGCTTTAGTCAAACTAATCGTACCACTAGTATTAGTAATATTAGCTCCAGTCTTTACACCTCCTAGAACAGACCCGCTTGCAGTAGGTAATACATACTTATTAGCTTGGACTGATATACCATCTAACTTACTCTTATCAGCAGAACTCATCAAACCATTTGCACTCTAGGTAGCTACAGCATAAGTGGTATTATTATCATTCTACCATGCTACACCATCAGCTGTCTTTTTAAGTACCTGACCATTACTACCACCTGTAGGTACTCCTTGCATACTATCTAGTTTATTTTTGTACTAATCAGTAAAGTCATTACTAGAAAGTTCTTTACCAGACACTTTATCTACTTTGGTAGATTTTAAATTATCTACTGATTTCTGTAACTGTTCGATGTCTTTAGACTAATCGTCATTAGTTTTATCATTTACATCTGCCCACTTACCATTACCTTTAAAGTACTTAATAACGCCTTTATTGGGGTTACTAGTTAGATCTACCCAGTATGTGTATTCTTTAGGATTCGGAGCTGTATAGCTCTCAATAATTTTAACCATATACGTATATTTTATAATTATCAATTCTAATGTATTACAAACTACAACAGTTTAGTAGTATGTTCACCTTTGCCTATATTCAAAGTAACTCTAGCTTGTCTAGAACCTTGAGTAGTATTAGGCTACAAAGTTACAATGATATTCTTTCTAGTAACTTCTATACCTACAAAATCTGAAGTACTGTAACCTGTAATTTCTTCTATAGTATCATTTAACTTTAATGATACTGATTCCCCACTTTTACTAAATCTATGCGGAGTAATATTCCAAGCATCTACTACTTCTGGTATTAGATTCTTAGCTCTTTCGTCAATATATAATATATTATATAATATTGTTTGCTTTTCCATAATGACGCATTTTAAGGCGTTTTAAGACACTTTCTATGTATAGTCGATTAACTTATCCTTCAAACTCTAAAAGTCTGTTAGAAGAGTCCTTAGGTACGTAACAATCACAATGTATCCATCCCGTAGTATCAGCTTCTAATCTAATAGGATACTCAAACTTATCTACATTGCTTCTTATTAAGTTTCTAACAGATTCTGCATCCATACCAGGAACGTGGAAGTCTACAGCTTTACCTAAACTATGAGCTGACATATAGATATTAGTTTTACTCTTTACTAACTAACACATGTTACATCTTAAACCTCTCTGGCTATAACTACCATTAGTAGCCCAAGTATTAATTACCATTGGTTTATTTATTACTATAGTTCTCAATGTATATAGAGTACTTAGTAACTCTGTTGATATGAACTGCCACGAGTTGTCTTTAAACTTGTTATAACAATGAGGACATACTAGTTCTTTTATGTTGAAATATTTGCTAACTTCTTCAATTAACTTATTTCTATCCATTACTCCTCCTTTCCATTCCACTCTTCAGTGTTAAGAATATTATTTAATTCTTTACTGTCATAGAAGTAAGATTCTACTTGCTTTTCATCTTCTCTATAAAAAATAGGTTTTAACCAATCTTCGTGTAAGATTACTTTAGTGCTATCAATATTCTTTCTTGCGTGTTCAGGAACTACTATACCGTGTTCCAAGCACCATTCTATTGTTACTATAACGTATCTCATTTTAATTCATATTTATCAATTACGTAATCAATTAATTCTTGCTCTGTGAATCCGTCTGCCTCTGTTGGTATGGAGTCAAAGGCTATGGAGTTGTAGAAGGCGAGTCTGGAGCAATAATTCTTAGTGTTCCCTTCTTCCCAGAAGAAAGAAGGAGCTTTACTTGTCTCAGGCTTAACGTTAGCGTTTACAGTCGTAATTATATGTTTCACTCCAAACAATTCATTATACTTAATAGACTTGTTTAATACTCCGTTAATATAAGTTACACCATCCTGATTTCCTGGATAAGCAATACTACTACCGCCTGTAAAGATATAGAATGGACTGATAACTATCGGGTTCTTCCTTTGCGAGTAGAACATTTTAGAAAGGTTAAAGCCCCATATCGGATTAACCGTCATAAACAGCATCTTCACTCCACTACTCAGATTCTCTACCAATCCGTAATCATCTACACCATCTGTCACTAATGCACCGGGATAT